GTTGCCAGTGGTTGTGCTACCAGTTGCAACAGCACCAGTGCTGAAGAACAAGTTCGCGCCCACAGCGGCCTGCGTCACGGAGCCAGCGGACTGGACCTGAAACACCACGTTGGGATCGTCAACAACCGACGCCTGGATAACGCCAGTCACACCCGTGGGGTAGTACTGGGAGAAAATCAACTGCCCTTGAGCGTTGTAGTACGAGCAGCCAACAAACACACCCACGATACCCGTGTTAGCGGTACCGACAGGAAAGCCGTTGGTCGTCGCGTCAGCGCCGGTTGCAGTTGCCACAGCCAAGTAGCCGTTCGCATTCACGTACACGGGCGAGCCGTTGTAAATGGTCGAGGCAGAGCCTGCCGGGTCGATGAGATAAGTACGGGTTGCACCTGCATATGGGGTGCCGCCCAACTGATTTACGGGTTTAAGCCCGTAGGGGGATGCTACTGATGCCATTTAAGGACTCCTTGTTACTTTAAACCAGAACCAAACCCGACGCCCCGTGTCGTGGAGGATTTTTTCTCCGTGAACAAAGGCATACGAGGGTCGTTGTTACGCAAAAAGTGGTTATCCACTGAGTCCATCTGTCCCTGAGCTTGGTTGTTGTAGTAGTCCTGGCGAGAGCGGAAACGCTCAGTGGGCATTTTGCAAAGCATCAAGCCACCAATTTCCACATTGCCAGTCTTCTCACTGCCCAAAAGCATCAGTTCTGGATGGTCCACGGCCTTTACCGGCTCCCAGCCCTCACGCATCTTTTGAGACACGTTGGTTGGGTTTGACTGCCCGAGGATATGAGTACCAACCCAATGGTAAACCCACCCCGGCTCAGGTGTCGGATCAGGCAAATTACTCGGCGGTGTATACACAGCACGAGCAGATTTTTCGCGTGACTTCAAATCACGATTGGTGCGGTCTTGCAGTTCAGCCATTTTGGGACTCCAGTTTTAAAACTTCCTGTGCATACTTTTGCGGATCGAGATTGAACCTCTTAACCAACGCGGCTTGCGTGGGCGTAAATTCAACCCGTCTCTTGCCTGTCGAGCGACTGGCCGGAGCCACAACAGATGTAGGTTTTTTAGCCGGTGCCGTGGATGAACCTTGCGACCGTTGCCTGTCTTCCCCAAAAACTTCGGGGAACTTGGACTGTACGCGAGCATTGATCTGCTCGAAATAATCATCACTGCGGGGGTCAACCCCGTTATTGACTAGCTTTTGGTGCAGCCCTAGTGCGTAGCTGGTGACTTCCTCAAAACCGTCAGAGCCGAACCACTGGTTTTTTGCCTGCCAGCGCAGTGTTTTTTCGTCGGCCCGCACAGGTTCTGGTTGCGGTTGCTGAGTTTGTACACGTTCTTGCGACGGCTGTAAAGTGGGTGCACGCATATTTTTTGCACTTTGCGAGTCCCACTTAGCTTCAGCCAGTGCTTCTTGTGCAGCAATAATGGCGTCAGTATCAAACGCTTCTTGCGCCGCTTTAAGTTCTCGGCGGGCTTTTTCCAGTTTGGCCTCTGCAGCCTCCTGGGTAAGCGACATGTACTGCTGGGTGCCCGCCTGCACATACTGCTTGAGCCGGTTGTTCTCGTCCACCATTGCGTAGGCCAAGCGCTCAAGCTCCGCTTTCTCCCGCGCCAGGGACTCTTTAGCCCTGCGCTCGTCGTGGCGTGCGTGCGTCAGCTCTTTGAGGCGCTTTTTAACGCCGTCGGTGTAGCTGTCCAACTCCTCATCGGTCGGATCATTTACCTCACGGTCCAGTGGCCTGCGGCCTCTGTCACGCTCTGGGGTGTCATCAACAATATCAATCTCGACATCACTCTCACCGGCTGTCGTGATCTCAATCTTGGACTCGTCATTTTCCTTTTCGTCAGGAAACTTAAAATCGTTTGCCATGATTGCTCCTTATGCGCGGGTTATCCCACGGGGGTCTTGCACTACGGCGTCCACCTGATCGTCGTTAATCAAGCGAAACTCTTTGCCAAAAATCTTAAACCGGGTACCTGAGTACGTACGGACCAAGACAAAGTCGCCTTTTTTGCACCAAGCGCCGTTGGGAAACTTGGCCTGATCTTTGTAGGCATCAGGGCCAACATCCAAGACGAACAACACGGTGGTCGCGTGCTCTTCTTGTTTGATGAACGACGTTGGTTTGACCAAGTCAAGTTCAGTGCCGTCGAGCTTTTCAGACACATCGGGCACGATGCACAGCAGCTTCCAGCCAGTGGGGATAGGCAAGCTTGTTGCTTTCTCCTCTGCCGCTGCCTCTGGTGCAGGCGCGTGCTTTGGCTGAATGGTGGGCGGCAGACTAATGCCGGGGGGCAGGAGGATTTCACTCATCGGATTTTTCAACTTTCTCTGCAAGGTCAAGTAGATGGCGCTCTGCGGTAGCTAGACCCTGAATAACACCGCAAAGTTTTTGGTACTCGTCAAAAGTGCGACATGCGCCCCCCGCCAAGTCATCGGCGTAGTTGTTCATGTCGGTGCGTAGTTTCTCGCGCAGAACGCGTGCGAAATCTTGGATCATTTAGCGGGCTTTCCTTTTTGCTGTTGCTGCTGCAAGCGCTGCTGCGCCATCTGGTCTTTGCTTTTGGCAATATCTATGCCCATGCGTGCGCCGTCGCGCTGCTGTTCAGCGGCCAGCCGCTCGTTGTCATAGTGCATCTTGCCTGCGACCTTTGTGCCTTCGAGCTGCATACGTGTGGTCAAGTCCTCGCGCTTGAGCGCCAGCTCGTCTGCCCGCGCAGCGGCGTCGATGGCCATCTGCTTTTCTTTGATCTGCACCTCTTTGGCTTTGATCTGCACCTCTTGCGTGCGAATCTGCAGCTCTTGCTGCTGCATCTGGATGAGCGGGTCTTGCTGTTGCTGCTGCGCTTGCTGCTGTGCGGCCATCGCCTGGTTCTGCTGCAGGACCTGCTGCGCGGCCTGAGCCATCATGGCGCTGAGCTGCAGCTCGATCTCGGGCGGCAGCTTCTCGTCTTGCGGCGGCAGGGGCATACCAAGCTGCTGCTCGATCTTTTGGCGGTAGCCGAAGCCAACGTGCTCGGCAATGTGCGCCATCATGGCCGCTTGAATCTGCGGCGCTTTGGGGTTCTGCCCGACAAGCTGCATGATGATCGGGTCCTGCATGGCCGAGCTGTGCACCTTGATGTGGGACTCGTGGTCTTGGTACTGGAACGCCTTGAGCGGCTCGCCCTTGAGCGCTGCCATGTTCTCGGAGACGGGGTCCTTGGGTTTCTGGTCATCCTCCAGAGGCACCAGATCAGCCGCGTTCTTGATGCCCAGCACCTCCAGCATCCCCCGGTGCAGCTTGGGCAGGTCGTAGATGTCAGGGGCCATCTGCGCCATCTGTATCACCGCTTGGTACTGCACCACGCGCTGGCTCATGGTGGCCGCGTTGGGATCGCTCACGGGGATGATCTCTACGTGGCTGTAGTCGGCCTTCTTGGCTTTACGTGGCGCATCGACCGGGTCGTAGTCGTAGCTGTCCTCCGTGTAGTCCCTAATGAGCCCCGCCAAGAGTTTTAGCTCTTGCTTGAACGAAAAGTGCAGACGCGCTGAGACTGCCGTCATCACCTTGAGCTGGCGCTCCAAGAGCGCGAGCGTGGTGCCCACAGGGGCCTGCGCAGACATGTCTGAGACCTTCATGTCAGCCGTGGCGGCGAACCTGCGGCCCTCCTCGACGATCTTGTCCATGAGCGCTGCCAGCACGGCAGAGGGCTCTTTGTAGGGCAGGGGCAGGATGTTGTCGCGCAGCGCTCCTGAGCCGATGTCCACATCACGGAACTCACCCGGCGCGATGGGGGTGTCGTCGCCCTTGATCCGCAAGCCACGGGTCTTCAGACCCCCCGGCAAGTTAGAGAGCGTGCCCGCATCCACCAACTGACGCATGATGCTTGTGGCGCTCTTGGCGTAGCCACCGATCAGGTGGAACAGCCCGAACCCGTACGCCCCGAAGCCGGGGATGTACTGGTAGTGCACAAAGTGCTGGCGCTTGAGGCACAGCTTGTCGTCCTCGCTCCAGTTCCTGCGCAGGGACAGCACCTCGTTGCTGCCCTTTAGTATGGTCATCACGTATGGCAGCGTAACGCCAAGGGGCTGGCCGTCATCGTCCATCTCAGTGTGCTCGTCACCCTTGACCACCAGCGCAACGTGGCTCTCGTACAGGGTGTAGCGGTCATCGTTCAAGTCAGAGAACCCCGTCTCCTTGTCCTTGGCCTGCTGGATGTCGGTCTTGCTCTTGTCGGGCTCTGGCAGCTCGATGTCGCGGTAGAACCCCGCTTGCTGGAGCTTGATGATCTCGCTCTTGGTTTTCCTCAGTGTGTGCGTGACGCGGTAGCAAGTGTCCAGGTCCGTCGCCCCGTACGGCAAGATGATGTCTTCAGCCGGTATGAACATGCTGACCTGACGGCCCAGGCCGGGGTCGTAGTAGACCTTCTTGAACGCAGAGCCCGTGGCGGGCAAGCTCCAGAGCATCCTCTCGTGCTCGGGGCGGAACTCGCGCATGACCTCGGTCAGCTCGTAGTTCATGTCGTCCTGCACCCGGTCTGCCGCCTCGTCCTTCTCCGGGGTCTGCTTGCCCAGTATCTTGGTCTTGACCGGCCCCTGCGCGGGGAAGGTCTCCGTGATCGACTCTGACTGGAACCTGACCACGGCTTCCGTAATCATTGGATGAAACACCCCACACGCGCCATCCCACGGCTCCGTGCGCTCCTCGTACTGCAGGCCCAGCAGCTTGATGCCCTGCACGTAGGACTTCTCCCACTCACGGCGTGAGCCCAGGTCATTGGTAATATCTTCGGACAGCTCGCCTGCCAGCGTGGTCAGCTCCGCGTCGCTAAGTTCTTCGGCAAGGTTCTGGCCAAACGTGTCCTCGTCCTCGCCGGGGCGTATGGACAGCTCCATGCTGCCTGCGTGGATGTTGACCTCCTCGGGGTCAATGATCTCGATCTCAATGGGTTCTTCGTCCTGCGCAAGCGCCTCGATGCCCTTGGGCTGCTGGTACAGCGCTTTGTCGATGTTTGTAGCCATGTCGTGTCCTTAGTAGTACGCCGCGCTGCGGCGTCGAAAAAATCGTGGTGCATCCTGCTCGTCAGTTGCCAGCGAGATGAACCCGCCTTGCCTGAACCTGAGCAGTGCTTGGGAGGTCGTGTCCACGAAGTCGTCGTTCTCGCCGTTGGGAAAGGACGCAACTTCCTCAATGACCTCGCGTGCCCAGCGAGTATCTGGAGCCCACACTGTACTTGATGCAAATAAATCAGCAACCGCGTTCAGACGCACGATCTTGTCGTTGCCCCGGCTGGGGTTGGTCTCTTGCACGGGTATACCCATGCGCCTGAGTTCTTGTATCAGCGGAGCGCCAGCGGCCTTTTTCTCCACGATGAACGCATCGGGCTCCCACTCTTTGTAGTGCTTGAGCGCTGCGGCCTTTAGCTCAGGGAACTGCATCCGGTCTTTGAACGCGTCGAGCAAAATAATCTGCGCAGCGTCATTTTCTTCCTCGTTGTAGAACACGCCCCATGTGGTGCACGCCGAATAGTCGGCGCTGGTTTTGGCTTCAAAGGCCGTGTCCCACGACTGGATAATATAGTCACAGCGGGGCGGCTCTTCCGTAGGCCATATGCGCCAGGACTTGCGGCTGACAATGGCCGCAGTGTTGGATACTGGGTTTTGCATGTACTGCGCGTTCCAGTACTGCGGGTCCAGCGACATCTTCTTTTGCTTGAGCGACTCCAGCGGCCACTGCTCTGGCCACAGGCTTTTCTCGTTCTCCGTGTCCTCGTGCAGTATGGCAGGCAGCTCCACCACCTCCCACGGATCAGCGTCTGGGTTTTTGATCTGGTAGTCCAGCAAGCGCCCTGTCAGGTCGAGCTTGCCCCAGCGCGTCATGATAATGATGATCGCGCCCCCCGGCATCAAGCGCTGCAGTGGGCCGGTCTGGAACCACGACCATGCAGTATCAAACGCCAAGCGGCTGTTGGCTTTTACGTCCTGCTCACTATGAGGGTCATCAATAACAAAGAGGTCAGCACCACGGCCCGCCAAAGCGCCACCGACACCAGCAGCGTAGTACTGGCCCCCAGCAGAAGTAGACCACTTGCCCGCAGCTTTTTGGTCGTCGGCTATTTTGGTGGTGAACAAGTCTTTGTAGTCATCACTGTCGATCAAGTTCCTGACCCGGCGTCCAAAGTCCTCGGACAAGCCCGCAGTGTGCGTGGCCATGATGATCTTTTTCTCCGGGAAACTGCCCAGAAAGAATGACGGGAACAGGTACGAGCTGAACTCGGACTTGCCCATACGTGGGGCGATGTTGATGATGACGCGCTTTTTCTTGCCCGAGATCACATCACCGAATATACGCGCCAGTTTCTTGTGGTGCGGCCCCACCTTAAAGCCAGGGTACACGGACTTGGCAAACTCGATCATGTCGGTGCGTGCCAGCGTGCGCTTTTTCTGATCCTCGGCTTTATCGAGCAGCTCCAGCGCTTCGAGCTTTTCCTCCAAGGACAGCTTGCCCATGTGCATGAGCATCGCTTTGGCCTGCTCAGGCGTCAGTGTCGGGCTGTTCGTCATCAGTACTTTCCCCAAGAGGGGTCACATCTTCAATGTCTTCGTGCGCAACATCCGTCACGCCCATGAACTTGGCCAGCTTTTCTTTGAGTTTTTTGTCGATCTCGTCTTCCGTGAGGTCTGTCTTTTTGACCTCGATCTTGTCAGTAAAGAGCCCCACCTCTGTCACCTTGCCCAGTAGGCCCAGCGCTTTGAGCCTTATATTGGCGTTGGGGTTCTGAGATTCCTCCACCAACTTGGCCACCGTATAGCCGCGCAGCTCCTTGGCTTGCTGCACAAACTCCCAGTCATAGGCGGTCAGCATCCCCACAAGATGGCGCACGGCTGCGGGGGTTTGTATCTGGGCGAGCTTGTGGTGGGGGCTGTCCTCGTTCGTGACGACCGCGTTGAAGGCCGTGCGTGCTGCCTGCTGCTCCAGCGCTGAGACAGCGGCGTTGGTGTCGGGGCACCCCAGGGATGCGAGAAAGTCTGCGGTTGAAACCTGCGCGTCGATCACTTGCGCGGCACTGTGCTTTTCGACAGCGCGTGCTTTTCCATCCTCTGTGAGAATGTCTGGTTCAAAATCCAACAAGTGTTCAAGCATGTGCGGGTTTAGGCGTGGTGCCCTTGCTTACCGATACGGCGGACTATACACTTAGTGCAGCAGTTGTCGCAAGACATTTGCTTTCTCCTTGGGAATGGAAGTCCCCTTGCACCCCGTCAGGAAACTGGCGGGGTCTTTTTTTGCCTGATACTGTCTAGCGTTAGACACAGATTGCCTGCAATTTTTATAAAAATTTAGGGGGGTATGTAAAAGGTATTAGGGAAGTTACTGCTTAAGTGTTACAAAAGTTGTGGGAGCGGGTGTGAAACAGTGTTCATGTTTGGCCGTCAATGTAGGCCCAATTTAGGGGGGTGGGGGTACGGTGGGGGTCAAAAAGAGCCCTTTTTACCTCGTTTTGGGTGTCGTCGGGGCCGATCAAATGGGGATGTTCGCACAATAGAGGTAGCGGTTAGGGAATCAGCCCTGCCGCTACCTCAAACCACAGGAGAACTTCCATGAGCAAAATCAATTCAACCCAGCAAGCAGCAGTCACCGCATACACCGCGTTCCTCGCTGCGGGCGTATCGTATGGCGACGCTATGCGCAAAGCCGCACAATCCCTCGGTGGGACACCGTGTCCCACGTTCCTCGGTGAGCTGGCCAAGGTTCACGCGAGACGCTATGAGTGCAGCTATACGTGGGACGGCCAGGGCCGCGCCGTGTTCTTTGACGGGGATGAGTCCACCCGTGAGACGCGCAATGACGCGGCCCGGAAATCGTGGGCGCGTAACGTGATGGTTTGGTTCACGCCCGAGCGTGAGGCCGCGCCGAAGGCCAGCGCCCGCGTCAGCCGTGAGGCTCGCGCAGCGGCAAAGGCGTTGATCGAGTTGTGCGGCTCGGTTGCTGCTGCCAAAGCTGCTCTGGCGGCAGTTTGATAACTTCTTTGAATGACTCGATGCGGGTCTGTCCGGCCCGCTGTTGCATTCCCTGTCTAACAGTTTTCCACTTGGCGCAAAACTGACGCTTTCACTTTTCCGCCCAGCGCAACAATCCCCACGTTGCGCCTTTCACTTTTCCAAATCCGTGGGACAGCGTGTCCCACCAAACCTCTAGGAGCTTCCATCATGACTACCAAACACACCGGCACCATCTCTATCGGCAACCGCGAGTTCACACTCTACGAGGAGCTGCCCCTTGGCGAGACGCGGCCAGAGTTCTGTATCTGGCGTGTGGTAGCCAGCACAGGCGAGGAGACCGTGCTCGCGTCTGTGAACGCACTCGAAGGCTGGTTCGTGGGCCAGCAGGCAATGGCTGCTCTGCGTGGGACTCATGACCGCCGTTAAGCGTCAACATCTAGCGCAGCTTCGAAAGCTGCGCGATGAGCTGTACGCCAAGCTGCCCCCACAAGAGCAGCGGCGTATCGACGAGGCCAAGCGTCTGCTGGCCCAACGCACCAAGCAACTGCGCTTGTTCCACCTATGAAACAGATTTTTTACTGTCCAAGACTAAAAAGTTTCGCCAACACCTCGGACACCCGCAAACCCGCGTGGTTGCTGGCGTCTCTCAAAATCCGTCCTTCTATCTATCATTTAAAAAACTTTATAGATAAGGTAAAAAATCCTTACACACACGCCCCTTCCTTTGTTTCTTTTTTTCTTTCTTGTTGTATGTCCCGCAAAACGATAGATAGACGGACATTTTGCCGATTTCCGCCCGCAAACCCGCATGGCTACTGGGTTTCCGGCTGTCACCAAACATCGGCGAAACTTTTTAATCATGGTACACTCCTGAGCGTACCAACACTAAAGGACTTTAATCATGGACAGTCTAGTCAGTCGCCTCCGAAGCATGAGCTACGGGGACGCGCACAACCACCTCATGACCCTTGACCTTCCTGTAGACCTGCGTGTTTCCCTCGCAGCGAAAGCCAACGAACTGCGGATGCACGACGCCAAGGAGGGGAAGAACGCCAAGCTCATGCACATACACCGCGCTGAGATGTGGCACCGACTGATCGCCCCCCTCAAGTACACGCTGAGCAACGCCAGGGTAGGGCTGCGGCTCAAGCCCCAGGCCACTGCCCCCGAACGGCACCTCGCGTTCAGTGAGTACATAACGCTGCTGGAAAAGCTCTTGCTGGGGCTACAGACGCTACGGACATTGCCGGACAACGGCGAGCGCAGGCCCGTGGACATAGCGCAAGAGCGCGGCCTGCCAAACAAAGGCGTGCACTGGACGGATTGGGTAGCGGACAGAACGCGCAGGCGCATCGAAGGCTTGTTCTACGCAATACCGTTCGCGCTGAAGACCAAGCGGTTTGAGCCCTTCAAGCGCCAGATACCCCCGGACATGTTCAAGCGCGATGTGTCGCTGCTGCAAAGGCGCACGTTTAAGGAGCTGGACATACTGCGCCAGGAGATAAAAATTATGCGCAAGATCGACTGCATGACGAACGAGCAGCGGGCGTCGCTTGACAAGATGGAGCAGCAGGAGGAGAACATCGTTGCCGCCATTGAGTTCATGTCACGGGAGCTGGTAAACGAAGTTGTTCCTTGGTCATGGCACGCCATCAACCCGAACCCTAACACACTACCACTTGATGAGGAGGACGAAGCCGCGCTGCGCCTACAGCTACAGACAGAGCGCAAACCCGCAAAGAAAACCCGCAGGCCCAAACGCTACAACGTATAGGCACTGCTCAAGTAACCGTGGGACACGGTGTCCCACAAAGAAAGAATATGGCCATGCCGCACAGCCATGACAAATGTGCGGCACTTGTAAAAAGGAGAAAGCAAATGACGAATGAAGAAAAGCAACAGACCATCGCACAGGTGGCCAACGCATGGGTAGCGCTCGATGCGCTCAACGCAGCCATCATGAAGATAGGCGAGGCCGCGTATGAGGCGGGTGATACCTTGGTGCAGCACCAGCTAGAGGTCGTGCACCACAACTTGGCCAAGGTCAACCGCGAGCTTGTCTCGACCATCAGCCAGATCAACCACATCAAAGGAGAGTGAAGATGAATATCGCGGTCAAAGACAAAGAGCTAGGCACAGCGTTGATGCGCAGTCCCACGCAGTTGTGGGGCGCAAGGCTAGGCAAAGCAGTTGACATCATAAAAGAGGGCACGCTGTGCAGCTACGGCGGTGTGCGTGTGGTCGAGGTGCAGGCGTGGAGCAGGGCTATGAAGATATGCCGGGAGTTGCCAGCAGGCGGGCGCCACGTTGCGACAGCGCACAGCCGTTTGTGTTTTTGGATAGGTGAAGCAATGAACATCAAAGGAGAGTGAAGATGAAGTACTACGTAGAGTTCAAACGCATGGCCTACCTTGAGATCGCGGTGGAGGCCGAGACCCCCAGCGAAGCCGAGAACTTGGCATGGGCTGAGATAGATAAAGACCCCGGCAGTCTCGACAAGGACTGGTACGTCAACAGCATCAACAAAGGAGAGATCGAATGAAAGCAAACGATATGAAGAACCCCGACAACCTGCACGACGCACTGTCGCACCTGCATACGCTCACTATGGGCATCGCCAATGACACAGCCAACCTGATGGAGTCATCAACGATCCGGGGCGGGCACCTTGAACCCATCAAAGACGCAGCATTGGACGCCCACCTGCTGGTGACATGGATCAAAGACAACATCAAGGAGCTACACAAATGACAAAGAACCCACTACACCACAACGGCATGTTCGCAACGCCCGATGACATGGAGGCGCTGATGCAGTACTGCGAGCGCTTCACTGGGGGTGAGAGAGTGGTCGCGTTCGTGGCCGCAGGCATGGCGCTGAACCTAGCGCACAAGTACGTAGAGCAAGCACTTAAAGGAGAAGACGAATGAAAACTGAATGGCTAAAAACTATCCACGCCATGCGTGACGCAGGTTACTTGGTAATCATCTGGTCGCCCGATGAACTCGGGGACGTTGACGCAAGCCACATTGAGGGCGTGCTGATTGAGCGTGGCAACGACATGATCGAACAACTGCAAGGAGAAACCAAATGAAAGCAAACGATATGACCGAGTCCCAGCTGTTCAAAGCAGCGTACAAGATGTGCGACCAAGGCGGCAGCTTCGCATTTGCGATAGGGCAAGCGTACTTCTGCGCCGACAGCACAAACAAAGTGCGGCTGGTTGACGCCTTCGCTGACCTGTTCGAGAGGTACGCCCATGAATAACCCACAGCAGTTACGCAACAGGCTCATGGAGCAGGGCTACACATGGGACGAGGCCGAGCAGCAGGTCACGGACTGGGCATCGGACGCCTACGACCAAGAGCAAGACCGCAAGGCCGACGAGTATTTTCTCAACCGTAAAGAAGGAGATGGCAAATGAACTACGACCTCAACACCGTAGGGGGCATGAACCGCGCCGTCGAGTGGACGCGCAACCTGTTCGAGAACATCAAAGAGGGTGGCGTGTGGGTAGTGCCGCGCTCGATGACCATACTCAAAGTCTACAAGTCAGAGCGCCGTGTCTTGCTTGCGCAGGGCATAGTGCCAGACCCATCGCTGGCCCGCGTCATCAAGGCGATGGGCTGGACAGTTACCGAGTGAAAGCGTGGGACACAGTGTCCCACCAGCGCATCGCCGGGCAGCGCCAATGCCCGGCACTAGCAACTAGGAGAAAGCAAATGAAACCGAAGATTTATAGGGCGTGGATAAACCAGCCAAGCACGGCACAACAATTGCACAGACTACACGGCGTGACCTGCATTGCCGTTGATAACGGCGAGCCTAGCCTGACGCTTTACTTCACCGAAGGGGGCACGCACTCAACGACCGCGCTCAGAGAGTGCATAACAAGCGTAAAGCTGTCAAGCGCCGAGAAGTAACCACTAGCAACTAGGAGAAAGCAACCATGCGTTTTTACAACAACATCTTCGCCCCCGCATCGTATATCGTCAGCAAGCACCGTCCGTGGTTCGACCGCGAGAGACTGCGCAGCGAGCTGCACCCAGCCGTCAAGACCTTGCTTGAGCGTGACCACCGTCCCGTCTACTGGCAGCGTCTCTTGCTTGAGTGGCCGCATGTCTCTGACACTGACCGTGAGCGCATCGCATACACCCGCGATGAGCGCTCAGGTGAGGCCGACAGGCAGACGATCACCACGGTGGGCAAGTACTTGTCTCGCCACTTCGACCTGCCTGACCACATCATCCGTGACGCTGTAGCCAGCTACATCGGCAACACGGACAAGTACAAGATGCTGCGCACGGTCGATGCGATGGTGGATGCGGTCAACAACGGGCCGCACTCGTGCATGAAGTGGACATGTCGTGACAATATACGCTGCACCGATGGCATCGAGCGCCATCCCTACGCCGCGTATGACCCGCAGTATGGCTGGCACATGGCTGTGCGCATATCACCGGAGGGTGAGATCGTGGGTAGGGCGGTGTTGAATGTGGATGATGAGGATGTCAACTATTGGGTCAGATCGTTCGGCTACCAACCGGGCAGCAGCTACTCGCACACCGACCAGAAGTTAGAAGCGTGGCTCAAGGAGCAGGGGTATGTCAAGTATGCCCACTGGCACGAAGATGCGCAGCTTGCGTACTACAAGGTCAATCGAGCTGACTTCCTCGCGCCATACGTTGACGGCGACCTGCACACAGCGCGGCTTGAGACCAGCCATGCAGATGGCCCCAAGGTGTTCCTCGACAGCGATGGCGACTACGAGCTGCGCAGGCAAGACGGTGTGTCCGAGGAGACCAGCAGGTACACCTGCCCTCAATGCGGTGAGCGCGTTGACGCGGACGATATGACAAGTATCGGCTACCACGGCGATGACAGCGCGTGCCAGAGCTGCATCGAGAACGACTACACGTTGGTCATGGGCCGTTGCGGTGACTCGTACTACGTGAGCAACGACGACGCTATCGAGGTCGATGGTGACTGGTACGACTGCCACTACCTTGAGCGCAACGACATCGTGCAGCTAGAGAATGGCGACTACGCACGCCGTGACAACGCGGTGCTGTGCGTGGACGATGACGAGTGGTACAGCGAAGATGACAGCGACATCATTTACTGCGAGTACGACGACAACTACCACCACATCGACAACTGCGTAGAGACCCAGGACAAAGGCTGGGTGCACGAGGACGATGCGTGGCAGTGCGAGGGCAGCAACAAGTGGTACAGCGACAGCACGGACTTCGTGATCGTCGATGACATGAAGTACCACCCTGAACATGCCCCCGAGATCGAAGAAACTGAAACCACCACTAAGGAGTAATCACCATGCGTAAATCATCTATCCTGTACAAGACCCTGTGCCGTGCGCTGTCCATGAAGCGCCCCCATTACGGTGAGGGTGCATCGCTCTTCACGGGCTGGCTGTGCGACAACGTGCCGCGCCACCTCGACCTGACCATCGACGTATCTGGCAACGTGCACATTGACGCACGCACATCGACCAAGCACCGCACACTCTTTGTCGCGCACGTTGACACCGTGCACCGCGCTGATGGCCCCAACAAGTTCATCAAGGCACACGGCAAGTGGTTCGCCAAGGACGCGCCTCTCGGTGCTGACGATGGCGCTGGCTGTGCGCTGCTCATGCACCTGCTTCACAGCGGTGTGCCTGGGTACTACATCTTCACGCAGGGCGAGGAGGTGGGCGGTGTCGGTGCCAAGCACTTGGCCAAGGAGCACGCTGACTTGCTTGCACAGTTCGACCGTGCCATCGCGTTCGACAGACGCGGCATCGACTCGGTCATCACGCACCAAGGGTATGGCCGCTGCTGCTCCGATGTGTTCGCCCAGGCGCTGTCTGATGCCCTCAACGGGGACGACAGGCTGATGTACCTGCCCGACGACACAGGTGTGTACACCGACACTGCCGAGTTCACGGGCATCATCCCCGAGTGCACCAACGTGAGCGTAGGGTATGACCACGAGCACTCGGACAAGGAGTCGCTCGACACCTACCACTTCATGGCGCTGGCTGACCGTGTGGTGCAGATCAAGTGGGACGAGCTGCCCACCTCGCGTGACCCGCTGGTGGTCGAGAGCAAGTGGGACAGCAGGTGGGACACCGCCTGGGACACCGCCCTGACGACCAGTGTCAGTGCTCCCCCTGGCAGCACGCAAAAGTACATCGACGGCTGGACGGGGGAGGACGATGTCAAGGAGGCCATCTACGACGCGCTAGCAGGCTACCCAGGCTACCTTGTGGAGCTGATCTGTGAGTCGGCGTACCCAGAAGACCCCGAGCTTGCACGGCGCTACATACGCACAAGCAAGCTGCGCGACCCAGACCTGCTCAAAGCGCACCTCGCTGATCTGTTCACCTACGGCTCCGATGCCGTGCTTGCACGACTGTTTGACGAGGCGTACGCAGAGGTGTAATAATGTCCAACGCTTGACAACCTTCGGGTTGTCAGGCACCATTCACAACAAGGAGAAAGCAAAATGAACGTAAGAATGCTGCGCCATGTGCGCCAGATGTGGAACGTGGATCACGTTTCGCAGGAGATCAACCGTTCCAACCAACGCAAGTGGGTGAGGTCTGTGCGGCTCTTGGGCAACAAGTGGCTGCTTGCACAACACATCGAGAGGAAGACCCATGCCTGACATTCAGACTGCCCTTAGCCGCGCCCTGACCGAGTGGTCAAAAGATGAACCAGACCAACAAGTACAACAACCCCAAGAGAAAGCACCTATGCCAAAGCCACACTACGCCATCACCAACAACGTCACCCGCGCCACGTTCGAGTTCGTGCGCGACAGGCCGGGGGTTCACTACAAAGCTGCCGTCAACGCGCTCACGGCACAAGGGTTCAAGGAGTCCTCGATCACAGCCCTCTTCTCACAGATGCGCAGGGCTGGGCTGCTTGTGCGAAGTGCGGATGGCCGTTACACAGCAGTGGGCAAAGAGTACGTACCGATGAAGGCGTCTGCGAAATCCAACCACAAGTCCGTCAAACACTTCACCAACAAGCCTGCCAAGGCCGCACCTACCCCTGCGCCCCACGAGCAACCCTCTCCAGCCCCTGCGGTGACTGTCAACGATGTTGACTACTTGCTGAACACCCTACCCATCAAGCAGGCCCGTGAGCTGTACGATGCGCTGCACAAAATCTTTGGAGGTGCGAAATGAAAGACACAGGCGGGCCAGCGTTTCCACGCGACCACGTTCATATGGGTCACAACGGCATGACCCTGCGCGACTACTTCGCAGCCAAGGCGATGCAAACTCTGTTGGGAAGCGAGTACACCAGCAAGCACGGCCTACACGAAGGTTGGATGTACGCTATGGCGCATGAGTCGTATATGGTGGCAGACGCCATGCTGAAAGCGAGGGGGCAGTGAACAACCCCTTTGACTTGGCCAACTACAAGCGCCAGATCACCATGCACAAGGAGAACGCCGCAACAAAGTCGGCGTACCAGCAGACCTCCGTGGTCAACAGACAGCGGGCCAAGGGCATCGAGCCGAGCCTGCCGTACTCAGACAAAGCACCCGCAGCGGAGCCAGAGAAGTTTGTGGCTGACATGCCGGTGATGCCTAAATACGACCGCAATGCCGCGAGGAGGCAGAGGAACTATGAGAAGCAGTTGCTGAACTGCAAGCATGTGTGGCTGACCCTTACAGACCTGCCGCTTTACAAGTGCAATGAGTGCGGAACTTTTTTAAGGATTGAGAAATGACTGAACAAACCGAAGCCCAGCGGCTTGCTGATGAGTTGGTTGCTTTGCACGGATACCCACTATCCATCAAAGCCGCCGCCGAGCTGCGCCGCTTGGATGCAGAGCTTAAGCGCAAGTCAGAAGCAATACAGCGTCTGTGGGCAGAGCGCGATAGCTTGAGAACATCAATGGAGCAACTGCTGAAGGCGCTGGAGCCTGACAGGCAACTTCTCCAGCAGGCGCTGGATGCTCTGCAAGGCTTGGCTGACTACAGGTACACAAAGCCTGTAGAGACGACGATGAAAGCTTTGAGCGATAGGCTGGCGCACTGTGACCGCTGCGGTAAGAAGATGGGTGGGGAGGGTGACATACACACTTGCACCCCAAAGCCAGAGCAGGAGCCTGTGTCGTGCCTAAGCAAAACCCAAGCAAAGGCAATACTTGGTTTGGCGCTTGATTTAGAGAAAACGGGGCGAATGGTTGTAATAACGCACGGCCAAGAGCGCACTGATTTTGTTGCTAGAAATAGAAACATTCAGTGCGCTTTGGAGGACGCCTTGCGCAACGCCACCACCCCACCCGCAGCACAGCCAGAGCTGGCACTAGAGGGTATGCCCGAGTTTCTGGCCGATCTGACGCGCAGCCGTACAAAGTATCCAGCAAACGGGCGCATGTTCGACGGGCTCATGGGTGAGATTGACGAGTTGCGCCGGGCCTATGCTGGTGACGGCGATGTACGCGCCGAGGCATTCGATGTTGCGGTGTGCGCTTACCGAATTGCCACAGAAGGGGATGCGGGGGGCAATGCGCTTCTCACCACCCCACCCGCAGCAGCACAGCAGGAGCCTGTGGCGCTTATTCGTACTTGGCACAAGAACGGCGACCAGCACGCAGAGCTTGTGGATTGGGGGATGGCCTTGCAATTTTTGCCCGATGGCGAACATTGCCTTTACACCCCACCCGCAGCAGCACAGCCAGAGCAGGAGCCGGTGGCGTTTGAAAAATGGTGGGAAGACCAAGGGCAGTTTTGTCGGGCTGGCGGTTGGGAATACGTTGCTTTCCGCGCCTGGGAGGCTGCGCTTGCCACCCCACCCGCACAACCAGCACCTGTGCAGGATCAAAAGTCATGCAAACTTTGCACGCATGAGCAACGGCACTACATGGAAATGACGGGGCCGTGCAGAGCGTGTCGTTTTTACTCAAACTTTGCTTCTGCCACCCCACCCGCAGCAGCACAGCCAGCAGCATGGGAGCATCACGCAAAGAAACTGACTCAATGGCTGCACTGCATGTCGTACAACGACAGCTACTTTGGGGAGCCTGCCGGTCTCGTCAAGCAAGTAACCGCTTCACTGAATCGCCTGATTGGAGCCACCCCACCCGCAGCACAGCGCACATGGGTCGGGCTGACGGATGCTGAACTGGCTGACATGCACGCCACGCTAATGGTCAAGCTTCGAGGATGCTACGAGACAAAGGATTTGTACAAGGCCATTGAAGCCAAGCTAAAGGAGAAGAACAATGGATGACATCATTGCAATGGCCCGTGAAGCGGGTGGCCTTGGTTACGTTCATGACGCAGGAGATGAACCGCACAAGTGGCAATTCACGCCAACAGAACTGCAAGCCTTTGCAGCCCTTGCTCAAGCTGCTGAACGGAGCCGCCAACATGACGAAATTGAGCGACTGACCAATCTGTGCTACGAATACCTGGGCGAGCTTACAGCCTTACGGGCTGTAAAACAGGCGCAGGACATGATGCGGGACGCGTTGACTATCGGGTCGGCCTGGGTACGGGACGGAAAGCGCCTTGAACCGACCAGCGTTTACAAGAGTATGGAGGAGGACACATGAACCAGCCACTCACACAGGAAGAATGGCTGACGTACTTAGACACTACGTGGAAAGAATGTTTAAACAAAGCATGGGACAAGGAGTTGGATAGCATGAACGATGACATCATCCGCATGGCGCGGGAAGCTGGACCGCTTATAAGCACCCCATTTGATGTTTGGTGCGAACGCTTCGCCGCCCTTGCTCAAGCAGCCGAGCGTAATAAGCTGGCCTCATGGATGATTGCGCAGGGCTACGCCACCGGCCACGGTGACACGATGGAGGGCTTGCTTGAGGAGCTTGAGCGTGAGATCGGCTTTAAACGTGCAGAGCTTTGGATTAAGCGCATTAGTGAGGCTGTGCTGGCCGAAAGAGAGGCGTGCCTGAACTGCTACAGCCCAGATGACACAGCCAAAGACTGGGCAGACAAAATTAGAGCAAGGAGCGACAAATGACACAAGACATACGTATTCGTGGAGCCATTGAGCCAAACCTCACCTTTCTGGCAGGCACAAACACAGAGGTCATGCGCATTCACAAGAACGGGGTGACTGTCAACCCAGGGATGCCTCTTGACGAGGCTGCACAGCACGTTATCAATGCGCTGGATTCCCACATTAAAAACTTGATACAAGCTGAACGTGAGGCGTGTGCAAAGGTGTGTGATGCCTTTGAAAGCGATGCAGACCCAGAGGCAGGTGCGGTACTCGCTAAGGCCATCCGCTCAAGAGGACAAGCATGAAAAAACTTCTTTGCTGGATTTTTGGACACCGCAACACCATCAGTTGCATAACCGATTGGGAGGTTACACACGACAGGTGCGGACGATGCGGCACGGACCTACCCATTGGATACCCGCACCATCAATCAAGGGGAAACACATGAACGAAGCCGTACACGTCGTGCCACTCAATGATCTGCGCGACCACACTGCCAGCGCCGAATGCTGGTGTAAACCTTCAGAAGAAAATGAGTGGCCTGGAGTCTGGGTACATCACTCGATGGATAGGCGTGAGGAGTACGAGCAAGGGAGACAAGCCTCATGAGCATCCCCTACAACAACGAAACGCGGGAGGCTTACACACAGCGCATGGAACAATCGCATCTGTGGGTGGCACTGGCCCACCACAAGCTAGGTAACGCCCGATCCATGTGGCTGCAACTCTTTTACTACGCCATGGTGGAGGACATCTATGGCACACACTGGGACAAACTAAATGCTTGACGACATACCAATCCAGAACACCGCCCGTGACAAGGCATGGGAGGCTTTCATCAAACGCAAGCATGTGAAAGAGCTGTTCCCGCAGGAGTTCAAGTTCCCACTTGACCGTGGATACTACGAGCTGTGGTGTCAGTGCTGGGCAAAGGCATGGAACGCCGGATTTGTAGACGGATACAACGCAGGAACAAATGAAGCCACTAAGACTAACCCCCAACCAAGCAGCAGCACTTGATGCGCTGTGTGAATTCGGCCAGACAGACCTCGCGGCACGGCGGATGAACACTGACAAAAAAGCCATCGAGAACTACGTGCGCAGTTCTATGAAGAAGAACGGCTACCCCAACAGACTCACGCTTGTACTGGCGCGAGACCGAGAAAACAGAGCAAAGGAGCAAGCATGAAAGGTCACGGATTTAGGTGCACTGTCGCGGAGAACGTGCACGCAGTTAACCCCTACCTGGAAGTCAGGAAGGAGTACGCGAAGCACAAGTCGCTGTGCTGGCAGTGTCAGAAGGACAAGTCCCTTACAGGCGGGCGTACCAAAACGTACCCAGGGCTGCGCAAGTTCGTGTGCGCGGACTGCTTATCTGCCAACGCCGCTAGAAAAGAAGCAAAGGAGCAAGCATGACAAGCAAAGCCAACGACCTGCAAGTGGGCGGGCAACACTACAAAGACATGCCACTACAGCCGTGGGATGTCATGGAGGCGGTGCTGACCCACGAGGAATTTGTTGGGTTCCTCAAAGGCAACATCATCAAATACAGTATGCGCCAGGGCAAGAAGGACAGCGATGACGCAGGCAAAGCCATGCACTACCGCATGAAGCTGGAAGAGGTGCTGTATGGCATCAACGCCTGAAGTAAAAGTCAAGAAGCAAATCAGGAAGCTGCTCGATGAGGCAGGCGCTTACTACGCCATGCCCATCGGCACGGGCTACGGCAACTCAGGCGTGCCCGACTTCTTGATCTGCCACAAAGGCCGCTTCATCGCGGTCGAAGCCAAGGCAGGCAGCAACAAGCCAACAGCACTGCAAGAGATGCACTTGGCCAAGATATGCGCAGCAGGCGGTATCGCACTCGTAATCAACGAAGACAACATGGACACACTACGAAAGGAACTCCCATGAACACCGTAATCACCAGCGCTCAGCAAGAAGCTGAGATGGAGCGCATCGTTGCGCGGCTGCCCGATATTGAGCGTGTGCACCTGCGTGCCATCCTCTACGCCATCGTCAAGTGCTACGACACGGACAACTCCGACTGCGCTGTACTTGTGCTTGGCAGCGACGCGTCCTTAGATAGCGTCGCCTCGCTTAACTGCAACAGCATGGTCGCCGCCAGCTTGCTGCAAGGGGCCAATAATTTTCTGGGATTTGTAAACACCAAAGACGCACCACCAAAGGAGATGTTCAATTGAGCGCACCATACCAACGCATCGTCAGCATAGATTTTGAAACCCGCTGGGACAAGAACGACTACACCTTGTCCAAGATGACCACTGAGGAGTACATCCGTGACAAGAGGTTCAAGTCATTTGGGGCATGTATACGCGAGTACGGAAGTGAGGCCGTCACGCAGTGGTACAGGGGAGATGAGCTGCCGCGCATCCTCAGTACCTACGACTGGAGCAAGACCGCTATCCTTGCGCACAATGCCCAGTTCGATGTGTCGATCCTTGAGTGGCGATACGGCGTGCACCCCTGCTTCATCTTCGACACGCTATCTATGGCCCGCGCCCTGCGCGGTGTGGAGGTTGGCAACAGTCTTGCCAAGCTGGCCAATGACTTCGGCCTGCCCGCCAAAGGCAAGGCTGTGCACAGCACCGACGGCTTAGAAGAGATCGACGCACAGATCGAGCACGAGTTGGCGGAGTACTGCAAACATGATGTGTACCTGTGCGAGCAGATATTCGAGCGGCTTGTAGCGGGCTACCCCAAGTCGGAGCTGCGGCTCATCGACATGACGCTCAAGATGTACACACGCCCGGTGCTGGAGCTTGACCAGAAGATGCTGATCGAGGCGCTGTCCGAGGAGAGCCAAAAGCGCGAGGGCTTGCTGGCCAAGCTGGGCGTGGACGAGAGCGATCTCGCATCGAACCCCAAGTTCGCAGCGCTCTTAGAAAGCCTGGGTGTTGTGGCCCCCACCAAGGTGAGCAAGACCACCGGCAAGCCCGCGCTGGCGCTGGCCAAGAACGACGCCATGTTCCAAGCCCTGCTCAACGGGGACAACGAGGATGTGTCGCTGCTGTGCGAGGCACGGCTCAAGGTCAAGTCCACCACCGAGCGCACCCGTGCGCAGAGGTTCCTGGACATCTCCCAGCGCGGCAAGCTGCCCGTGCCACTGTCCTACTACGGTGCCAAGTCGGGCCGCTGGACGGCATCCAAGGGCAGCGCCATCAACATGCAGAACCTCAAGCGTGGCAGCTTCCTGCGCAAAGCCATCATGGCACCAGAGGGACACCAGCTTTTGGTGGGCGACCTCTCGCAGATTGAGCCGCGTGTGTTGGCGTGGCTAGCTGACTACGATGACCTGCTCGACATCTTCCGCTCAGGCCAGGACGCATATGCACAGTTCGGCGCACAGATGTTCGGCGTTCCCGGCATGACCAAGGACAGCCACCCAGACCTGCGCCAGAGCGCCAAGAGCGCGTTGCTGGGGTGTGGGTATGGCCTGGGGTGGGCGAGCTTCGCCTCGCAGCTTCTGGTGGGGTTCCTGGGCGCTCCACCCGTGCGCTACAGCAAGGACTTTGCCAAGAAGCTGGGGGTCACGCAGGAGTACGTGCAGCGGTTCACGGACTGGGAGGACAACGTCAAGAAAATGCAGGAGATACCGCACACCTGCACCGAGCGTGAGCTGCTCATCCACTGCGTCGCGGCCAAGAAGATCATCGACATCTACCGGGCCACAGCGCACCCCGTGGTGAGCTTCTGGGACATGTGCAGCAAGCTGCTGGTGTCATCTCTTGCAGGCGGCGAAGAGGTCGTGTATAAATGCCTGACCTTCCGCAAGGACGAGATTGAGCTGCCCAATGGGATGAAGCTCTTGTACCCCAACCTGCGCCAAGTCACCGACAAGGAGACCCGGCAAAAGAACTGGGTGTACGGCGAGGACGCGACCAAGCTCTATGCTGGCAAGATCACGAACAACGTGACGCAGGCACTGGCAAGGATCGTGATGACGGACGGGATGCTACGTACTTCAAAGAAGTACTTTGTGGCAGGCACAGTGCATGATGAGCAGATCGTCGTAGTGCCCGACGATGAAGTGGATGACGCCAAGACTTGGGTTTTGGCGCAGATGACCGTGGAGCCTAAGTACATGCCAGGGGTTCCACTGGCCGTCGAGGGCGGTGCACACCGCCGCTATGGGCTGGCAAAGAAATAAAAGGAGAAAGCATGAAGCAACTGGTACTGCCCAAGAAAGTGCAGGTGGGCAGCAAGTGGTATAGCGTCGATGTCGTTGAGTCGATGCGCAGAAAGAGTGAGGTCGGGCGCGTGACTTATGACACGCAAAAGATCGAGCTTGCACGGCGCACGCATCACGGCATACCGCTCAAACTGACAGCGCTGGAGGAGACCTTCTGGCACGAGCTGACGCACGCCATACTGCACGACATGGGCGAGCACTCACTGAACAACCGCGAGAACTTTGTCGAAGAGTTTGCGCAACGACTGGCCCGAGCAATACGAACAGCGAGGTTTTAATGAAGCCAATCACTTGGTCACACAGCGCACTCAAAGACTACGAGGGGTGCCCCCGCCGCTACCACGAGGTCAAGGTGCTCAAGAGCTACCCGTTCAAGGACACCGAGGCCACGCTCTACGGCAAGCAGCTACACACGGCAGCGGAGTTCTACATCAAGGACGACACGCCGCTGCCCACGCAGTTCGCGTTCCTCAAGGACACGCTCGATGCACTCAAGGCCAAGCCCGGTCGCAAGCTGTGCGAGCATGAGATGGGCGTGACCAAGGACTTGAAGCCTTGCGGGTTCATGGCCAAAGATGTGTGGGTGCGCGGCATCGCTGACCTGCTCATCATTGACGACGACAACCTCACGGCCAAGGTGGTGGACTACAAGTCGGGCAACAACAAGTACCCAGACCGCGAGCAGCTCAGGCTGATGGCCCTGATGGTGTTCGCCCACTTCCCGCACATCAGGCGCGTTGCTGGAGCACTGCTGTTCGTGGTCAAGGAGGACATGGCCACGGCCAGCTTCATGAGTGGGGAGGCCCCTGAGTACTGGTGGGACTACAGAGAGCGCGTAGCCCGCATCGAGAGAGCCCACGCATCAGGCGTGTGGAACCCCAAGCCCACGCCGCTGTGCGGCTGGTGCCCTGTTAATTCATGTGAACACAACCGAAAGAGGAGCTGATATGCAGACGAACGGCAAGCGTGACTACAAGCACGCATACAAGCTACAAAAAGCAACGGGCGAGACCAAGGACCAAGTCGAGCGCCAACGTGCTCGGCGTGACTACGATGCAAAGGGCATCGAGCGGGCTGGCAAGGACATCGACCACATCAAACCACTGCGCAAAGGCGGCAAGTCCACACCGGGCAACCTGCGACTGCGCAGCAAGAGCGCCAACCAAGGAGATAACAAGTGAGCGACTCCCTACCCACACAAGCAAACGCAGTTATCGCATTGCCCAGCTTCATTGTGTCGTGCTCAAAAGACCGAGTAATCATCATACGCACGGAGGGGCCGGGCAAAGGAGAAGGGGGCCTCTTCGATATTGCAGCGTTCGATGCGGTCGTCAACGAGTTCTTCAATAAGAATTTTTAAAACACAAGGAGGAAGCAAGTGGAAATAGTTGAAGACAAGGCACTCGTCTTTCGAACGCGTAACCCGCAAAGATATAACCTTATCCCCAAGCACAAGATACTTGAGCGCGAGGGTGACACGTACAAAATCGCGGTGTACTGGGGGCTCGAAGAGGTACGGGTGCTGCGCAACCTCGGCGTCAAAGATGTGCCCTCGCCCATCACGCGGCGCTACAACTGGCCGGGGCGCTACAAGCCTATGGCGCATCAGGTCGAGACCGCATCGTTCCTCACCGTCAACCGCAAAGCCTTCGTCTTTAACGACCCCGGCACTGGCAAGACGCTTGCAGCGCTGTGGGCGGCTGACTACCTGATGAACCGTGGGCTTGTGCGCCGTGTGCTGATACTGTGCCCACTGTCGATCATGCACGCAGCGTGGATGAGTGACCTCAACAACTCCATCATCCATCGCTCGGCCATCGTCGCGCACCATGCGCAGTCTGCCAAGCGCATCGAGATGATTCAGTCGGACTATGAGTTTGTGATCTGCAACTACGACGGGCTCAACCTGATCGCAGATGAGATCAACGCAGACGGCAGGTTCGACCTTGTGATCGTCGATGAGGCCAACGCCTACAAGACCATGACCACTAGGCGGTGGAAGACGCTCAAGGCCATCATCAAGCCTGACACGTACCTGTGGATGATGACGGGCACACCCGCTTCGCAGTCGCCTGCTGATGCGTACGGCCTTGCCAAGCTGGTCAACCCACAAGGCGTGCCGCAGTTCTTCACAGCATGGCGTGATCTGGTGATGATGAAGCTCACCATGTTCAAGTGGGGGCCTAAGCCCACGGCCAAGGACGATGTGTTCAACGCACTGCAGCCCGCCATCAGGTTCACCAAGGAGCAGTGCCTTGACCTGCCGCCTGTCATGACGCTAGTGCGCGAGGTGCCGCTCACGCCGCAGCAGACCAAGTACTACAACATGCTCAAGGATCAGATGATGGTGCACACAGCCGGAACGACCATCACCGCTGTTAACGCCGCTGCGGGCGTCAGCAAGCTGCTGCAGATCAGTTGTGGCGCGGCCTACACCGACGAGAAGGAGGTGGTCGAGTTCGACTCAGCGCCGCGCTTGGGCGTGCTCGAAGAGATACTGGAGGAGACCGAGCGCAAGGTCATCGTCTTCGCGCTGTTTCGCTCCACCATTGACGCCATCCACACGCACCTGACCAAAAAGGGCATCAAGGCCGAGGTTATCCACGGCGGTGTGAGCGCGACAAAACGCGCTGACATCATCCACAGGTTCCAGACCCAGCCCGACCCACGGCTGCTTGTCATGCAGCCGCAAGCAACGGCACACGGGATTACCCTAACAGCCGCAGACACGGTGGTCTTATACGGCCCGCTGATGTCGGTTGAGCAGTACATCCAGTGCATCGCACGGGCTGACCGCAAGGGCCAGAACAGCGACAAGGTGACGGTGCTGCACATCCAGGGCTCCCCCATCGAGCGCAAGATGTTCAAGGCGCTGACAGCCCGCGTCACTGACAACGACCTGCTCACGGCCATGTTCGAGGCCGAAATTAAATCTTAAAAGGAGGCACTTGCACAACCCAAAAATCCATGTACACTGTCCAACGCTTGACAAAACAACAGGAGAAAGCACTTGACTGAAACTGAAGATGAGGTGGTTCCAATCGACCTCCTCGTGAAAATCCACAGCCGGATTAAAGGGCGCATCGACACGCTGACCAAGGAGTACGACACTGCGGTGGAGCAACTCAAGGCACAGCAAGACGAGGTGCGCTTTGCCATCAAAGACAAGATGAAAGCCCTCGGGCTCAAGTCTGTCAACACCTCCTACGGGACGGTCTCCCTCTCGACCAAGACGCGCTACAGCACGCAGGACTGGGACTCGTTCAAGAAGTTCATTCTTGAGCACCAGATTGTTGACCTGCTGGAAAAGCGCATCGCACAGACGAACATGGCGACCTTCCTGCAAGAGAATCCGGGGGCTGTGCCTCCCGGACTGAACTCGTACACTGAGTTCGAAATTCGCGTAACTAAATCCAAATGAGTTAACCATGAGCAACATCACACTTTTTAGCGCATCCAACGTCCCCGCCTTCGCTCGCAACAACGAGCTGTCTGAAACTGCCAAGGCCCTGACGGGCGGCGGTGCTGGCCTGTCCACCAAGCGCATCTCCATCAAGGGCGGCGTCTTCCGTCTGGTGTCTGGTGGCAAGGAGATCGCAGCCATCGAAGACCGCCACCTCGATGTGGTGATCGTCAAGGCCGCGCCCAAGGTCAGCCGCATCTTCTATGCAGGCGCATACGACAAGGACGCTGCCGCTGCACCTCCCAACTGCTGGAGCAATGACGGTGAGAAGCCCGACGCCTCCATCAAGGAGCCACAAAACGCGACCTGCATGGGCTGCCCCCAGAACGAAGCTGGGTCTGGCAACGGCAACAGCCGCGCCTGCCGCTTCCAACAGCGCTTGGCTGTGGTGCTGGCCAACAACCCCGAAGGTGATGTGCTGCAGCTCACGCTGCCCGCAACGTCTATCTTCGGCAAGGAGGACGGCGACAAGCGCCCACTGCAGGCATACGCCCGCTTCTTGGCCGCGCAGACCCCGCCCGTCAATCCCGAGCAGATCGTCACCCGCATGAAGTTCGACACCAAGGCCGAGAGCCCCAAGCTGTTCTTCACGCCCGTGCGCTGGCTTGAGGATGCCGAGTACGAGACCGTCATGGGGCAAGCTGACAGTGAGGAGGCCAAGCGTGCTGTGCTGCTGACCGTGGCGCAGGCCGATGGCGTCAAGGCCCCACCGATGGCGATCCCCGGCAAGCCCACGCAAGCCAGGGCCGTGCCCAAGGTCGAGCCTGAAGCCGAGGAGGTCGTGGAGGAAGAAGCCCCAGCGCCCAAGCCAGCCAAGGCCCCCAAGACCAAGCCCGTGGCGTCCGAGGACGACGAGCCAGAAGTTCGCAAGGCTCCCTCCAAGGAGACTGCGGTGCCCGCCAAGAAGTCCAAGCTCGCTGACATCGTGAGCGACTGGGACGACGAGTAAGGAGTTCGGGGGGAAAGCGGATGCTGCAGCGGGTCGGCCAGACCGCAAGGATGCTCACCTAGCTGGATAAAGAAGCAGCCGTATAGCCAGCTATAGCCGCAGACGCAGCGAGTACCCCCACCTATCACAATGCCCTATTCCCAAAAAGTTGTTGACGCTGTAATGTCAGCGCCCAAGACCCCCGGCAACCAGTTGGGGCGATGGGCTGTCCACCTTGATTTTCCCGTGACCAAAATTGCGATAGCACTGGGCGTTACCCGACAGACCGTGTACAACTGGTTCTTCGGCAAAGACGTTTTCATCGCATATCAAAATCGCGTGGAGCTTTTACTAACAATCATGAAGTCCTCACGCACAGCAGATGAGGCATGGAGAAGAATATGTCACGAGTACAACTTGCCAACATGACAGACGAAGAGTTGCTGCGCCACGCGTACATGGAGAAAGATGACCCGCTTGTGCAGGAGTTGTGCACCCGTGTGGCCCGCCTCATTGATGAGAACGCCGAACTCAAAGCCAGCCTGACAGACTAACCCCCAGCGCCAAGGAGCCTTATGACACCGCTTGAGTTTCTAGCGGAGGTTCTGCCGTCGCCGGGTAATGGGTATTACTGCGCCGCTGAGCTTACAAACAAAAAAGAACACGTTTTTAAGGAGACACTTGAAGAGCTAATTCCAACAATTGAGCGCTGGTCCGCCAAGGGCTACGACACGTACTTCGCGCTGGGCACGTTCGGCACGAGCAAAGACCGCACCAAGGACAACATGCACGCCAGCCAAGTGCTGGCGGTTGATCTTGACTGCAACCACCCCAAGGACATCCCGCAACCCGACAAGGACACGGGCGAGATGGTCATCAAGCCCAAGGCATACCCAAGCGCCAAAGCTGCCGCGCAGGCACTTGAAAAGTTCTGTGAAGACACGGGGCTCGCAGCACTGGGCGATCCGTGGATAGTGCACTCGGGCGGCGGCATACACGCGTACTGGCCGCTGAGCGAGATGATGTTCAAGGAGGACTGGTTCCCCGTGGCCAAGCGCTTCAAGGAGCTGTGCCACAAGCACGGCCTGAAGATCGACAACGCTGTGACTGGGGATGCGTCCAGGGTGCTGCGTGTGTTTGATACCACCAATACCGGGGTCAAGAACGGCAAGCGTGTGCGGGAAGCCACCAAGGTTCGCTTCATCACTGAGGGCAACCGCTTCGCCGTGGACGACATCGACGCTATCTTGACGGCTGAAGGCATTGACAAAACAGCACCACCGCCCCCACCCACCACGCTGGCGCTGCCAGGGCAACGTCCGACCAGTGTCAAGGCACTGTCGCCCACGGCGCAGGCCATCATTGGCAACAGCATCACGCGCTTCAAGAAAATCTTGCTCAAGACCCGTGACGGCACGGGCTGCGGGCAGATCGCACACTACATCGAGAACGCTGATGAGGATGGCACGGAGCCGCTGTGGCGTGGGCTGCTGAGCTGGACCAAGGTCTGCGTAGATGGCTCGAAAGCGGCGGTGTGGTTGAGCGACATGCACCCGTACGACCACGACAGGATGTACAGGAAGCTGCACGAGATCAAGGGGCCGTACTCGTGCGAGGCCATGAACGATGCCAACCCCGGCGTGTGCAATAAGTGCCAGCACAGGGGCAAGATCACAAACCCGCTGGGCTGGGGGCGCGAGGTCAATTCAGTGACCGAGGCCGTTGAGATTGAGGTGCAGGTCGAGGATGCGGCACCCCAGAAGCTGTACCGCCCAGAGCCCCCTCGGGGGTATGCGTTCGGCAAGTACGGCGGCGTGTTCATCGAGAAGGAGGAAGAGGACGGGGACGGCAACACGCAAAAGCGCCAGCACATGCTGCTGCCGTACGATCTGTTCCCCGTGGACATCCTGAACAACAACGGCGTCCATGAGATACACATGCTGGCGGTGCGCAACGAGCATGTGCAAGAAGTGCTGCTGCCGCAAAAGAGCATCGCGGCCAAAGACGATGCGCTCAAGCATCTGGCCAGCCAGAACATCATGGCGTCTTTCGGCTCGGGCAATGACAAGAACCTGTACGAGTATGTCCGCGCAAGTGTGGAGAAGATGAGCACGGAGAAGTCGCCCATACGCATCCCCTCGGCGTATGGCTGGCAAGAGGACGACAGCTTCGTCTTCAACAGCACCATCTTCAAGGCTGGTGCTGCCCCCGTGTTCGTGCCTATGGCGGGGCTGGAGAACATCGTCTCCAACACCAAGCCCACCGGCTCACTCGACGAGTGGCGCAAGGTCATCAACATGATGGTGAGGCGCAAACTGTGGAAGCACCTGACGGTGTTCTTGGCGGGCGCGGCGTCCCCCCTCATGCGTTTCACGGGCCTCTTTGGTGTGACGCTGCACTGCGCCTCGGCAGAGTCGGGTACCGGCAAGTCGCTGGCACTGGACGCTGCGGCATCCATCTGGGGCCACCCGGTGCACTACCGCACGGGCTCTGGCACCTCCGCTGTGGCCATGCAGCAGCGGCTGGGCCTGCTGCGCAGCCTGCCCCTCGTGACGGACGAGATCACCACCAACAACCGCAACGACTTCGAGTGGTTCCCGGCCTTTCTCTTTAGTATGTCCGAGGGGCGCGGCAAAGAGAGGATGGAGTCGGGCACCAACCGCGAGCGGCTGAACCTGTCGATATGGGCCGCGTTCGCGCTGATGTCTTCCAACCGCCCCGCAGTGGACTACCTGACCAGCGTGCGCCAGCACTCATCGGAAGGCGAGCTGCGCCGCCTGATCGAGATGTCGATGGACGAGAAGCTGATCTGGGACCCCGCCGAGATCGAGATCATCAAGTCTTTGCAGAGTAACTACGCCGTGGCCGGTGAGGTGCTATCGCGCTACTTTGTGGACAACATAGGCTACCTCAAGACGCTTGTGCCCCAGACCGTGGCGCAGATGTACAAGGAGTTTGATGCGCCCAACGACGAGCGCTTCTGGATGGCGGGTGCCGGGATCATCATTGCCGCTGGCATCCTATTCAATAGCCAGCACACGGGGCTGGTGGACATCCCGCTGCAAGAGATCATCAAGGTGCTTCGCGGCACGTTCGAGAACCAGCGGGCCAGCATCGCAGGCGGCAAGCGTACGGCAGAGGATGTGCTCAACGCCTACATTCAGGAGTACCAGGGCAAGTTCGTGGTGGTCAAGTTTGGCGAGAAGGCGGGTGTCCTGGCCGCGTTCAGTGACGGCTCTATCGTCGGCAAGAACACCACGCGCACAGAGATCATGGGCCGCGTCGAGCACGGCGTGGGTGGCGGTGGTGTGGACTTCTTCATAGAGGAGCGGCTGCTGCGGGCGTACTGCTCGGCCATGAGCTTTAGCTACAACACGTTCCGCGAGCAGATATCCGCGCAGTTCATCGTCAGCTTCATGCAGCGCAAGGACATGCTGGCCAAGACGGACGGCCCGCCCATGAGGGTCAGTGCCGTCAAGATCACCAGACGCGCAGAAGACGTAGACGATGTCATCCTACAGCCGCTTGTTCCCGTGGCGATCCGTTGAGCGAGGGCAGGGGTTCTTCATCCCCTGCATCGACATAGAAGAGGTGCGGCAAGCAGGTCTCAAGGAAGCCCTGCGCTGCCGTATCCTCAACGCCCAGGCCCGCCCCAGTATCAGGGACGGGCGGCTTGGCGTGTGGTTTTATCGAGGCAAGGCCAAGAACTGACGGGCAATCTGAACTTTCATTTTGTCAAGCTGCTCTAGGCGCCGGTCTTTTTCTTCCGTGGGCATCGTGGGGCTGGCCTTGATGGCGCGTTCTTGTTTGGCAAGTTCGCCCAGTTGCTTTTGCACCCGGCCCGAGATGGAAGTCTGTGCAAGGTCGTTGGCGTAGCCTTGCGCAAACTCTTGCGCTTCTGCTCGCTTGCCTTCCTCAACCAGCTTGTTGTACGAACCCTTGATCCGCTTGATCTCTTGCATCCGGTCGTACGCCTCATCGAGCGTGCCCCGGCCTTCTACCGGCTGGAACAGCCCGCCAATCAGAGGCACTTTGCTCGGCTTGGTCGAGGGCTCCGCAATCTCTTTCTGGTCAGCCGCCAGTATCGGGTTGGCAAGCTGCACAATGGCAATACCGAGCCCGCCGAAGTAGCCACGGATCAGGTAGTCGATGCTGATGGGGGAGATGTCAGACACTTTACCCGTGGCTTGGCCAAGCAGCTTGGCAACTTCCGTGGTGTTCGTGCGGTACCTGTCAGTGGCCAGTTGCTCTTTCTCCCGCGCAGACTCAATGTCGCCTTGAAAGAACGATTTACCCAGCACCACTTCGGTCAAGGGCTTGATGGCCTGCGGCAGCGAGAACGGGTTAGTTTGGTCAAGCAACTTGCCCAGCCCTTTGAGCGTCTTGCCTGCCTTCTCATCGTTTGCTGCCATGCCGTAGATAGCCTCGGGCAGCGCTTTGAACAAGAAGCCCAGCTCAAACGGGATAGGCACACGCACTGGCTCAGAGACACCGGGGATGTACACAAACCAGTTGGCAAAACGCTCCTCTGGTTTGGCGCGTTTGTACGCCTCATCGTCTTCCATCACGGCGGCATACGCGAGCGTGCCCATCGCTAGAAGAGCGCCGCGTGCCATCATCTTCTCTTTGATCTTCAGCTTCTCACTGTGCGGCATGTCGCCCTTGTACGCCCGGTATATAACGTCCAGACCTTGAATCTGCGCGTTAAAGAACGGGATCATTATCGACAGCCAGTGCATACTGGGAGAGACGCCGCGCCGCCCGAAGTTCATTGACTCCAAAGTGCGGTTGAGCGCCTCTTGCTCAGACATGCCTTTGGCCAAAGAGTCTTTGTACACCACGATACGTGTGGCAGCGTCCGCCTGCATTGCAAGCGCATCGGCTTTAGCCAGCGTCTTGGCCCACAGCGACTTACCTGCCGAAATGTCTTTGATGAACTTGGCCGTATCGCGCTCATCGCCGCTGAACACGTTGCTGCTGATAGCGCCAGTTTCCATGAGCTTGCGCTCGGTTTCGTTGCGCCCAGCCACCATGCTGGCCATCTCTTTCATCGAAGACAGCACCGGCACTGCGTCAGTACCTGTGGTCATCCACGCATTCAATGGGTCACGAATCATCTGGCGTATGGCGTATGCGGGCACACGCGTAACAAACTTGCGCAAGATATCTGACGGGTAGCCCATCAACCGCACGATGCCCGGCACCGTGGTCTTGATGCCCTCCATACCCTTGAGGATCAGTTCTGCAGGAATACCGTACAGGTCCGTGTCAATGACAGCGTGATAGTCCTTGCCGTTCTTTTTGAACCGTACAACATCGGGGCTTGCCGGACCCGCGCCTTCACCTATACGGCTGGCGATGCCCAGCTTTTGCAACAAGAACCCCATCTCTTTGACGGTCTGGTTGCGCAGCCCCATGTTGGTAATCATGTAGGTGTTCTGCACCGCACTGGTAAAAACCGGCAGTATGTACTCGTTGCCGCCCACAAGCGCCTGCAGTTGTGGCTCATCCTTGATGTTGGAGATGCGCACGGGCGTCTCCTTGTCAATCATCAACTGCACTTCACCGTTCTTGTTTACGCGGTAGTACGGCACATACGTAACCGCTTTGAGTTCAGCGGCTTTCTGCGGTGTCATCACGCCCGTCTGCACAAGCCAGTCCATGAGCCCTGCGTTGTACTGCTTGTAGAGTTTGGCAGCGTTCTCAAACGCGGCCTTAGCGGGCTTGTCGGCGTTAAGCTGCGCCACGATGCCGTCATACTCGGCCTTGGCCTTGCCAGGGTTCTCGAAGTTGAGCTTTTCCCAACCAACTTGTTTGGCACGCTCACCGGCCAGATAGACCGTGAACATGTTCTCCAGCTCTGTCGGGTTGGCCATCTTTGCCGCGTTCAACGCCTCGGCTACCTCGGTCATATTGACGCCCTTGGTGCTGCGAAACAGGCTCTGCGTGAAGCCGTCTTTCTTGGTCAGCTCAAGGCGCATGGGGCCGTTGGTCAGGAACTGCTGCGAGTACTGGCTGGCGTGCTGCCCAAAGTTAATCAGGTACTGCGCGTTTGTGGCTTCCAACGAGTCTATCTGCCCCTCGTTCATGCCCTTCTTCAGCGCCTCGCGCAGTGCGCCCCAGCGGTCAACGTACTGCACACGCCCAGCCAGCCCAAAGAGGTTGCCAAAAAACGTGTCAACGATGCCGGGTTCGCGGCCCACAACGGAGGAACTCTGCTCTCTGCGCAAGCGAAAAGCCGTCTGCCCATCAGCAGCGCGGTACGGCCCAATCGTTTTGTTGGCAAACGCTTTGCGCGACTGCCGGAGCACGTTAAACACATCCGATGTAGACAGGCGCGGTAGTGCGGCAAAGCCCATATCGCGCAGCCCCGCCCGCACCATGCCCACCAGCTCTTTAAGCCAGCGTCCGGCTTTCTCGCGGAACGATTCCGTAACTCGCGCCTCTTCGGTGTGCGCAATGATCTCGCGCAGCGCCTGCAACTTCTGCATTTCCTCGCTGCGGCCAAGGGCGTCATTAGCTTTGACGACCTGCACCACCTCGGCCACAAGCTTCTTGCCACCAATCTGTTCAGCCAACGCAATCACGTCAGTGTCTTGCGCAAACTGGTTGAGGCGTTTTGCACCGATGACCGTATCAACGCCATAGTGGCCGATGATCTCGTGCGCAATTGTTTTCTCAAGGTCTGTGGTATCTGTGTGCTGGTCGCCCACAACCAACACGGTGCCGTCAGGAAACACTGCGCCCTGCACCATGCCGTCAGTGGGATCGACGCCTTCAGCCGCCATGCGTTTGAGCAAGCTGACCGGGATATTGCGTGCCGTAGGGGCGTATACAAGATTGACGTTCTCGGGGAGCTTCAAGCCGTCAATCACTTTTTGCGCCTCGGCAGCATCGACAGTGGACTCGGTCCCGTCTTCACGCAGCCGGTACGCGGTGCCGCCGTCATAGTCATTGGCTTCTTTGACTGCCGTCTCGACGTCTTTTTCAGACATCTTGCTGCCCGCTACGCGCAATGTTTTGGGTGCCGCGTTTTGTTTTCGTGTTGCCTGCTTAGTGCGCTTGCTTGAGACTTCTTGCTTGCCTGCGGTGGGCAGAACTTCTTTGAAGTACGCCACCTGTTCTTTGAGCGTGGCTTTGTACTCGGGCGTCTGCTTGCCCAGCGCCATTGCTTTTTCTGGCAGCTCTTTGGCAACTTGCCTGCGGTATGCCTGCATCTGCGGGTCTTCGTCGCCGTAGCGTTCCTCCAGCGCAAGTATGCGTCTAGTCCGGTCTTTCTCAAACTTGGTGTACGCAGGCGTACGCTCCCCCAGTTCTATCGCTAGATCGCGCATTTGCTGCGAAGTCTCGGCCTCTTTACGCACGTTTCCCTTGTTGATGCGAGAAGCGGTAGCCGCTGCGCGGGACTTGGTTTTTTCAGCGCGGCCTTCAGCTTCAGCGGCTGCACGCTTGGCTTCTTTCACAACGCTGGGCTTGGCCAACGGCGTGGTTTCATACAGGCTGTTTTGCACCGCCAGCACCTGATCGCGGATGGGGGCAACTTTGCCTTCAAGCATCTTGTACTTGTTTTCCAGCGTGGTGATTTTGCGCTGTAAGTTGTACCGTTCGCTCGCATCCATCAGCCGCGCTGCGGGGGCTTCGCCTTTGCCCAGCTTGGCCTGCACACCGGCCACCTTTTCTCCCATAGTAGGGACAGCAATGCCTGTCTCCATCTGCTCAGTAAGGCGTGCGTGTTCCGCTGCGGTCTCTACCAACTGCTGGTACAAAGACTTTTTAGCGTTGCCCTGCGGCGTTGTGACCTTGGCCATCAAGGGCTTAACTTTGTCCAGCACCCACTCATACTCAACGGCAGCAACGCCGCCTTTGTCGTAGAGGTCCTGCAGCGGTTTGTTAGGGTACGTGCCGTTCTTAAACTTGGTCTTCGCTTCTTGGTCGTAAATCTGGCTAAACAGATCGGCGCGTTCGCGCTTAATTCCAGCGGAATCCAAACGCCCCTCAAGCACACTTAGTAAACGGGCACGCTCAGCAGCGGCAGGGTTTTGCGCTTCGCCGCGTGAAATACCGCCCATATCTCGCAGCACATCTTTAAGTTTTGACGGGTCAACGTGCCGAGCCAATTCCGTAATTGTTTTGGTGTCACCCCTGCGCAGGGCCTCCTGCATGATGCTGTACGGATCAAAAAGGCCCAGCACTGCGGGTTTGAGTGCAGGGCGTCCTACGTCTTCTTGAGCGCGACTCAATTCGTAGCTGGTTTTGTTAAGCGTGTCCAAAGCCTGATACAGCTCTGGTGTCTTCACGCCTTTGGTTTGTGCAAGTTGAGTGACCTGCTGCTCGGCCTGAGCAACTTTTTCTTTAGCCGTCTCGACGGCCTGAAGCTGCGCTGGTTGGATGTTCTCTTCGGCTTTTGGTTTGGGTGCTTCGGGTACGGCTTCAAGCTGCCCACGCGGCCCCACGTTGGTGTTGGTAAATGCCTGTTTTGCGGACTCTATTTGTGCTTCGGGTCCGTACAGACCGCGCTCACCTTCAAGCTCAAGCTGCTCTTGCTCTCTTACAGCGTCTTCCGGCGACTTAACCGGAGTAGCCCCACCAAACAACTCACGCGTCACACCACGCGTTTGCAGGCCAAGTTGCTTTTCTTGAAGCGCTTGCATACGCTGCTCGTTTGTACTTGCCTGTGTCGTGCGCTCTTGCTGCGCCGCGAGCAAATCGTCCTTGGCTTTTTGTGCTTTTTCGTAGTCCTTGTCCGCAAGCGATTTTGTGTACGCTGCATTTAACTGCTCCAAGCGCGTATCGAGCGCCTGCATTTTTGCACTGGCGTCTTGCTGGAATGCTTCGAGCGTAAGTGGCGATCCGCCGCGCTCTTCAATCAAGGATGCCCGCGCATCAATACGGCGCTGCAAGGTCTGCCGCTGTGCGTTCAACGCATCAAAAGCTTCTGGGGCCGCGTTGCCGAGTTGCTCCTCGGTACTGGCAAGTTGCCTGCGCAGCGTGTCTTGCTCCAGCATCAACTTCTGCACATCCAGCACAGGGTCCGCCGCAGGGATAGGCGCTGCTTGTGTTTGCTGCGTCGGTGCAGTCTCGGCCTCAAGCTTTGCCTGCTGCGCGGCAAACATCTCGTCAATAGCGCCCTTGCGCTTGTTGTACTCCTGCTCAACGGGTTTGAACTCCGTCTTGAGGAACTCGGTGCGTTGGCTTTCTAGTGCATCTTTTTGTTTCTTGGCTTCGATGTACACAGCCTTGTCTTCAGGCGTAGCTTTCTCGTTGGGCTTGCGCAGTCGGAGCCCGTCAAGTTGTGCATCAAACTGCGCCTTTTGATAGCTCAGTGCTTGGTACTGGTCATACAGTTGGCTCAGTGCCTCGGGCTGGGTACGCGCAGCCTCTTCGGCCTCGACAGCTTTTTGGGCAGCTTCTTGTTTTTCTGCCTCAACTTGTTGCCGCGCACCACCGCGCTGGCTAAGACGACCTGCAGCACCGAGCGGTGCCAGCAGCCCAACCTGATAGGCGGTCTGGCCATATTCGGACAGGGCAGCGGCGTCGGTAACAGACAGACCTGCTTGTGCCCGCTCCAGCATCTGCTGGGCAATCTCAGTTGGAATCTCGGCAGCAGCACCCACAGCGGTGCCTTTGGCCAAAGTGGTCAGCAGTCTTTCTTCAGCAAGCTTTTGTGCGTTGCCCTTGCCCAGAGTCAGCGCTTTCTCCGGGATGCCCGTGAGCTTGCTGACCAGACGCCCACCAAGCGTCAGCGCATAGCCTGCGCCCTCAATGGCAGCTTGGGGAACAGCAGTGGCAGCGGCAGCAGCCCTGTCAATTGCAATAGGCTCGCCGCGCTCAGTCTGTTCAGCAGCTTGCCGTTGGATGTTGGAGCCAAAGAACTGGGGCAGCATCGAGAGGCCAGCGCCTGCCACACCGCCAACAACCGTGCCCACAGGGCCTGCCAAAGAGCCCGCCATAGAGCCCAAACGTGCGCCGCCAAGCACAGCCCCCATCTGCGGAACTTGTTCAGCAATAGCGCCGGGTATTTGAGAGGCGACTTCCTTGGCAGCGGAGAACAACCCCTGATCCGCATACGCTTTCTTGACGCGCTCAAGACTGGTCGGCTCTGCGTACTTTTTGGATAGCAGCTCCTGGCGCTCAAGGGCTTGTTTTGCAGCAGCGTTGGGATCGGTTACGGCCCCGGCAGCGGTCTGGTACGCTGACAGCAGCGACTCAGCGCCCCGGCCGAATGCGCCAGCAATGCCAGACTTTTGAGTGGGTTGAGCAGGCGTAGCACCAAAAGCATCAGGAAAGTACTTGCGTGCGTCTCGAACGGCTTCCAGATACGACTGGCCCTCCGCAGCTTCGTAGTACGCCCCGTTTGGTAGCTGTATGTAGTTAGCCATTGCTCATCACCCGAATTGTGGTCCGCCCGTGCGAAGGGCGGCTGTCTTAGCGCACTCTGCCGATTATCAACTGCCCGGAGGCCGAAGTACAGGGGCGTTTTTTGGCGGGGTCACAAAACCGCCGCCACCGGCTCCGCCCATAGCCGCCATAAACGCCTGAAAGGTCGGAAACTTTTGCTCAAACGCAGGGCCGTTCATTGGGTCAGACACAAGCTTTGTGTACTCGCCGTACAGGCGCGGTACTTGACCTTCTTGTTTCGACATCCCGTAGCCTTTTAGTAGCGGGCTATCCGGCTTAGCACTGCCCAATGCCTCATACAGATTTTGCGGTCCTTTGGCAGCGATGTTTGCGGCGACAAGCCGGTTTTGCATCTCTGCAACACTGTTTTCTCTTCTGGACGTCAGCTCTGCGCCCAAGCGCTTGTCAGCAACATACGCGTCAAACAGCTTGCCTGCTTCTGTCACTTTTAAGCCGTATGCCGTCCGCGCACTGTTAGTCACTTCACGCCTTGTTTGGGAAGCCACCTTGTCGGCATCACGCTCAATATCAGACAACTCTTTGTCAGTGAGCATCTTCTCGCTGCGGCGGGCTATATCAAGACGCCCAAAAGCGTCGTCAATTTTTTCACGAGCATCACCAAGTCGTTCAATCCCCTCGCTGTATTTTTTCAACCCGGCTTGAGCGCCAACACCGATGTTCTGTAGCGCGTTGGGGGATGCGCCTGACATCATGGCAAAGCCTGCTTGCAGCAGCGCCATAGGCCCCAGATCGCCTTCTTGTTTGCCAAGTTTTCCTTCGCGTGCTTTCAACCGTTTTTCCTGCTCAAGCCCAAGCAGCCCCATACCTTCAAGTTGCTGTCTACGCTTTGCGGCGTATTCACGGGCAACTTTTTCATCGGCCTCACCTTGATTGCGAATATCGGCTTCAAACGGATCAGCCACTTTACCCTGCGGCAAGAACTGGTCAAGCTCTCGTTGGTACGTAGACGGTGTTGACGCCAAACTGTAGATCGACTGGCCAGATGCTGGCGCTGCCCCGCTGGGACCGCTAAGAAGCTCGATGCCGCTGGGGGGAGGCGCTGGGGGACGTTTGTTTCCCGCACTAGCAACAGGCGCGGCGGGGGGAGGTGGTTTGAACGCGCCCGCATTCATTGCCATTTGCGTTTCTGCGGCAGAAGGCATAACAGGGGGTATGTTGCGGGGCAGTGCTTGGGCAGCGGAATCGGCTATTGGGCCTCCGACAGTAGGCGCACCAAACGCCGCACGGCCCGCGCCTGTTGCAGACATCTCCGCTTGGTACTTTTGCTCAGCAGCTTGCAGCGCGGCCTGTGCGGTCGCCATTTCTTGCTGCGCCGTTTCAAATCCCGTAGGGTCTTGTTGCCGTTGCCGCAACCCGTAGGTGTACAACTTCTGCTGTGCGGCTTGTGCGCGGGCACGAGCGGAATCCAGCACTCCCCCCGACTGATACCTCGGCACATCGCCGCCGTCAGAGAACGCCACGATGCCGCCTTCGGCATAGTTCATATTGCCTGTTGGGAGCTGAGCGATGCCGACGTCCTCGGGCATGGGGGAGGCCATGTCCTGCAGCTCTTGGTCGTTTACTTTAAGTTCTTCAGGCGCGTCCATCTGCGCAGCAGTGCGTATTGTCTTGCGGCGATTGGACTCGGTCACAGCTAACGACATGATGTAGGGGTCATGTTTGTGCATCTGCGCGTACTGCTGCAGCGCTTGGTCGGGCATCCGAGCAAGCTGCGAGGTCATCTGGTTGACGTTAATCATCTCAAGCCCCCATCTTCATAAGTGCCAGCTCGTTCAGACCTGCGCGTGTCTTGGCCTTGTCCTTGATCGCGCCGCCTTTTTTGCGGTTCATCAAGCCGTATGCGCCTGCTCCTGCAACACCAAGACCTGCCACTTGAGACAGTGCGCTGGGCGGTGCTTGGTACATCGTGTTCACCGTGCCCAGCGGAGTGCCGCGCATCAGACCTGACAGGTACTCCGTCTGCTGGTACGGGTAGCGCTCTTGGTTGAGGAAGTCTTGGTACTGCTGGTTGAGCAACTGCTGGCGCTGTTGCTGCTGCTGAGAGCCAAACTGCCCCTGCATCCCGGCAATGTCTCTTTGCTGATTGAACTGTTGCTGCCCCAGATTGCCCAGTTGCCCGGCACCCTGTGTCGCCGCCTGCAGCCCTTGAAGGCCGTAGCCCGCGCCATACTGGCGTGACTGCTCGGCAAGCTGCTGCGCGGCTTGGCCGTACTGAGCGCCTTGCCCAGCGGCAGTCATCTGCTGGCCGTAGCCAAACTGACGCGAAGCCTCGCGCTGCTGGAGCATGTTCTGGTACGCCTGCTGCTCGGCAAGCTGCGCCTGCATGTTCTGCCCGGAACCTAGCTGCTGGACACCAAGCTGCGCGGCAAGATTTTGCTGCCCGGTGGTCAAGCCCGCTTGTTGATTGGCGAGCGCTGCCTGCATGGCTTGGCCTGCTGTAAGCCCCTGCGTTTGAAGCTGCGCGGCAAGATTCTGCTGGTCCCGAGTGAGCCGCGCCGACAGGTTCTGCTGGCCTGTGGTCAAACCCGCTTGCTGATTGGCAAGTGCCGCCTGCATAGCCTGTTGGGCGCTAAGTCCCTGCGTTTGCAATTGCGCCGCCTGATTTTGGACGTTGGCTTGCTGCTCTGCACTGAGGTTTGCCAGCGAGGTTTGCGTGCCCGTCTGCGTTCTAAGCTGCTGCGCTCCTTGTTGCGATGCCAGATTTTGCTGGCCCACAGTAAGGCCCGCCTGCTGGTTGGCAAGTGCCGCCTGCATGGCTTGGCTCGCGGACAGACCTTGTGTCTGGAGCTGCGCTGCTTGGTTTTGTACGTTGGCTTGCTGCTGCGAGGACAGGTTGGCAAGTGCTGTCTGCGCCCCAGTCTGCGTGCCCAACTGCTGGATGCCGAGCTTGGCCGCAAGGTTCTGCCCGCCGACAGTGAGCCCCGCCTGCTGGTTGGCAAGCTGCGCCTGCATCCGAGCCTGCTGCTCGGTGTTGAACTGCTGCTGCGCGTTCTGAAACGCCGCCTGCTGGCCGGTGCCATAGATGTCGCTCTTGAGCTGCGCAAGATCACGCGCCTGCGCAGCTTCTGTGACCGCTGTTCGGCCACCACCAAACGAGCCCTGCTGAATGGCCCGTGCCCGTTGCTGCCGTCCAGTGAGCGCGGATTGACGTTCGGCTTCGCGTGTCTGCTTATCAACCACGCTCTGCATGAACGGGTTCATGTAGTCTTCTGCGCTGCCGGGTTGGGTGAAGCTCTGTGTGCTGGCACGTTCGGCAGGCCCCATCTGGTACTGCTGCAGATTGGGGTTGTAGTCCGTCTGCGCAGCCCGCATCTCAGGGGTAGCGTACTGCCCACCCTGCACTTGTTGTGCAGGCCCCATCTGAAACGCCTCAATGTCAGGGTTGTAGTCCGTCCTGGCGGTGCGCATCTCAGGCGTGTTGTACCTAGATGCAGGGTTTACCCGCTCAAACGCGCCCATCTCTTGCAGGTTTGCCATCTGCGGCGCGTCATACTGCCCGCCCCGCACTTGCTGCGCAGGCCCCATCTGGTATTGCTGCAGCTCGGGCGCGTTGATGCCCATGTAGCTGAACTGCTCAGGCCGGTACTGCGCGGGGGCCTGGAACTGGTTTTGAAAATTCCCTGGCTGGTACTGCGAGTTCAACGCCCGGTACGCCGCTTGCTGGGTAATGTTTGACGCCTCCCCGGTTTGTCCGGGGACTTGCATATTGCCAACACTTGAAAACGCTTGTTCCTGTAGCGGAGAGAACTGCGCAATCCGCTCGCCCCCGTACTGCTGGTACGGGTTTTTATTGATGTCGGTTAGTGCGCTTGCTCTGCCAAGGATTTCCTTGGCGTACGGCTTGGCCCAGTCCGGTACATCCGAGATTTGTGTCTGCGTGGCAGGTGCGCCTCCACCCCCACTGCCGCCGCCCGCACGGAAGATAAACCACTCCGGGTTGAAGAGCCATTTAAGCAAGTTCATAGCGTGATCCTCATCACTTGATGGGTGTTTTCCATGCCCATCTTTTCATACATCTGTACGAGCGTGCCTCTGGCCCAGCACTGCGCTTTTGTCGCGCCATACGCCCGCATCCAGTCCATAGCTTCTGCAAAAACATGGGTTCTGACAATGCTCTTGCCGCCCATAAGGTTGACATGGGCAACGCGCTCTCGTGGGTAATCCACAAACTCTAACGTCACAGCGCCTGTAATGCCCACATCGGGCTCTTCCCACACCAGCAAAAACGTCTTGCCCGTACGCACGGCGTACTCAACTTGCTCAATCGTTATCGCGCTGGGGTCAAGGTCAATGGCTTTTTGCAGCAACGGTGCGGCAGTCGGCCACACCTGCGGCAACTGGTTGGGAGTGATGTGGTACAGAGGCATGTTCAGGCAGGAAGATACTTATCAGCGCGGGGGTTGTTGGCCACTTTGTCCTTGCCCACGGTCTTGCGCCGCGCTTTTTGCACGCGGTCCATCATGGCGTAGAGCTTTCGAGCGCCAGCTTCCGTCGAGCCGTTGCCCAGCTCAGAGACGATCCGGGCAGGCACCACGAACTCACCGTCAGCAAGCCGTGCGGGTTGTTTCTCGCCAATCATGGCAGGGATCGAGTCACTCACGCCATCACCAGGGCCGCGCAGGAGCCTGCCGCCATCCGAGTAGCCGCCCAAGTCGGTGATGCCGCCACCGGCGAAACCATAGGAAACACCCGCATACGGGTCAGACACTGCTTCTGGCGCGGCAACGGCGGCGGCAGGAGGAGGCGCAATATTTTTATATGTCTGCGTTACCGGGTCGTACTCGTACGTGTACTCACCGGCTGCGACTGGGGGTACGTAAGGCTGTTCAGCGGGGGTAAACCTGTTTGCAGTTGGCATTGCGTCATCGCCCCTGTAGCCCTGTGCAATCAACTCTTGCCGCTCAAGATCGTCAAGTCGCGCACGCGCCACCGGGTCCTCAACGGGCGCTGCCGCAACCCTGCGCCTGCCAGGAGATGGGGCCGCTTGTGCAATAGGTGCAAAAGCGTATGCGTTTCCGCTGTACTTGTTGGCATCTGCCTTGCCGCCCTCGGCCATGCGCTCCATGCCTGTGTAGCTGTCGATGCCCATATCCGAGACGCCACCACGGGCGTTTTGCATATCGAAGATGTTGTTTGCCGACATCTGCTCGACAGGACCACCTTCGGCGTATAGGCGTTCAAAACTTGGATTAAAGAAGTTGCGCTGCCCACTGACCGGGCCGGTGTACCCGGCTTCAGGGTCTTCCACGCGTCCGGGATCGAACGAGTAGTTGTAGCGCTCCGTGTCAGGGGCGGGTGGGGTGAACTTGGGCTGCTCAAGCATTGTTGGGGCCGCTGCCGCCGCACCTGAAGCCATCAGTCCTTTTGCCCCACCCATGCCGCCTACACTGCCCATAAAGCCCGTGCGGCCCGCTTCTGTGCCTAGAGCGCCCAGCCCTTGGCCCATCTGAGAAAAGTTGGCTCCCACGCTTGGCGCACCCATACCTACGTCTGCCATAGCCCCCACGGAGTTTGCCGAACTTGCCGCACCAGCACCCATCAGACCTGCACCAAGCCCCGCGCCACCGTAAGCGCCAAGACCTGCCATCAAGCCTTTTTGCAGACTGCCCGTGCGAGCAGCTTCAAAGCCACCCATACCAAGGCCAACCATCATGGGCGTTGCAGCGCCACCAGTAGCGGCAGTGATACCGGCACCGATAAGCATCGGCAGCATCTTGTCCAAGAAGCCCGCTTCAGGCAGGCCCGTTTGGGGGTTGATGCTCAGTGATCCGCCAGCGGCCATAGCTAGCGCTTGCAGCCCCTCGACTTCTCGGGGAGACATGTGGACAAGCTGTGAATCTGGGCCGCGTCCTTGCGCTGCCATGCGCTGTGCGGCGAGTTGCTGAAGGCTCATTGGTGCCTCACAAAGAAGGGGTTGGTCAAGTCTATCATGGGGGTATGTTTTAGCCAACTTTCCAGTTGGTCCCGTCAGAGTACACAGGCGTAAATACTGCACCGCCTCCGGCGACCGTAGCACCAAAGCTAGGCGTCAAAGCGTCAGTCACAAAAGCCCTTGCTCCTGCGCCTGATGTGGCCGCACTGGGTAGCGCAGCTACGGTGTAGTTTGTCGTTGCCGGGACAATACTGGACACGCCAAACTGGCGCAGTGTGCTGTCAAGCTGGTTAAAGTACAGGCGCAGTATGTCCGCAAACTGGTTCTGGTACCGCGACTCGTACTCCGTGGGAGCCGCAGGCAAGCGCGGTGCCGTAACGCGGGTGAGCGCAGCGGTAGAGGTGACGATCAGTGTCATACGGGTTTTTACCTACGACCATCAGGACGCACATCGAGCGAGGGCACGCCCAACTGCCACTGCACACCCAGCCCGTCCGAGCTGATTTTGAACGCCATCTGCCTGCCACGGATGCGTGTATAGATGATCTGGGTGAACTGCTGCACCGTGTAGTTCCGTTGGCTCTGGTAGTTCTGGGCGCTGGTCACTGTGGGCGTGCTTGCCGTGTTGTAGTTGGCACCAGGGTTCTGCCGTGGGCGCAGCGTAAACGTGACCTGCGGGTTGTTGACGGTGGAGCCGTCAAACGTGATGTCCGGGATCATGCGCCAAGCAAACCCGTAGTTGTGGCCGTCACCAATGTCAAAGTCCGCTGACTGAATGTACGCGCTGATTGGCACGGGTGGGTTTACTGAGGCGTCATTCACGCCGTTCTCATGGTAGACCAGTATGGCGTTGGTGTCGGTTTCTCCCGTAGCTGATGGGAAGTTGCGCAGAGGTGTGTCGAGCCACGCCGTGCGAGTCAAGTTGCCGTACGACCAGATGCGCTCCAAGTGGTTGTAGATGACGTAGCGGTCAATCACGGTGGAGCTAGCCGAGCAGTAGAACCACCAAATCTCGTTAAAGCCTTCGTTGGTCCCTGCAAAGAACTGGTACTGCTGCTGCAGGTTGATGTCGCCAAAAATGTACTGGCGAAGCGGGCAGTACAGCGTCTCCACGCGGCCTGAGTACATGTAGAACTTATCTAAGCCAAGCCAGTACGTGACGTTGGCTGCAGATGCCATGGCGTTGGGACCGGCAATTGAGATGTTGTCTGCCAGAATCTGAAAGCCCCAAGCATCGGGTGGCCCGATGAACTGCATGGCGTACAGCGCTGCGTCAGTCCAGATCAAAATCTCCTGCCGTGCCTGCATAGCGCCTATGATTTCTGAGCCGATGCTTAAACGGTAGAACCCGGCATCATTGGTCTCCAGCGGCTCCCAAACAAGAATGTTCTCTGGGTCAGACCAACGTATAAGCAGTGGGTCAAGTGTTGTTGACCCCTGCACGTTGCAGCCAAACGCAATGACAAACCGCGATGCGTCAGAGACCATCACAAAGTTGCATATGGTGGGGCAGTAGCTGTCTGTCAGCCAGTACTGAATACCGTTTTGGGTGTTGGTGTTGGTTGGGCTCAGTATCTGCGCACGGTTAAACACCGTTGGGATGGCATCAACCACCCAATAGTACAACGCGCCCCCTCGTGGGTTGAGCACCAAGTTCTGGCCAAAGTTGGCCTCGCTCCACAGACGAAGCTGCTGGCCGATTGTGATACCGGAAGTAGAAGGCGATCCCCAACCAGAAGGCGTGCTGCTGCCAACAAACCCGCCCCAACCACCTGCCCCCCAACCGACGTTTGAGGTAAACACCGCGCTGCCCGTAGTAATCTGGTAGGCAAACGTAGCGCTGACCGCTGGCGTGCCGCTGCTTGAGGTCGTACCCGTTACAACTATGGAGTAGGTGCCTGTTGTCAGGTACGTGATCCGGTGCTCGCCGTTAATGTTGGCCGCAAGGACACCGTTAACTGGCCCGGAGGTGGCCGAGATGGTCACAAAGTCGCCGGTCTGAGCGCCGTGTCCGGGATCGTTGATGACCAGTGTCGTTTGTCCGCCCGAGTTGGTTGCGGTGTTGGTTGTAAACGCATTGGCCACTGCAACGGCGGTGTCCCTGACTGGCGTGATGTCGTAGAAGCCGCCGCCCGTGCCGTTCTGGATGTAGTATTTCAGGTTGGTGCCAAGCCCCAACAAGTTAAAACCAACAAGGTTCAGCCAGTTCCACAGGGAACGGCACACTCCCCACAGCGTGCCTGTGCTGGGCTGCAGCGTGGATGTGTTGGGGCCGTCGTCTTTGACCCAGCCCCCCAGCTTTTCAGGATAGCCTGAGCGAAACCGCACCTTGTCCATTTCGAACCACGTACCCTCATTGGCAAGCGTGGTCGATTCGCGGTTGACACCGGGACGCAGTTGGAGTTTTTGAAGCGGCATTGTGGACCTTACGCCATGTCAGTTGACTCGCCTTTGACGCTTGCAAGCCTGCGCATCCAGCCTTTGCCAAACGTATCAAAGGTGCTCAAGCTCTTGTAGTGGGCTTCGCGCAAAGCGCAGAACGCCTCGATTATTTCATCTGCGGGCTTGGCTGTCACGGCACTTATCGTTTTGGGTCCGATCTGCCCGTCAGCGGTCACTCCAACAGCTTGCTGAAGAAATTTACTAGCGCGACCAACGCCAGCATTGACAGCAGCATCAAAAACGCACAGATCAACCCCAGAAGGAAGATCGTCCCCTCGCACAGCATCCCAGTAGCGCGTCTTGTAGAGTGGGCCAACCATTGCAGGTGTGAGCGCCCGCATGTCGGCTTCAGTGGCAGGCTTGCCAGTCCATTCTTCCCAGACACGTTTGGTCACTCCTAGGTTGGTCATGCCGCCTGGGTCAGACGGATGGTTGACGTAGCCCCCCTCGTACTTGAGGATGTGCGCCAGTGCTTCTTCCCAATTGTGTTTCATTTGCGTGCCTTCATGTCCATGATTTTCTCAAGAGTGCGTCCACCGAAATAGAACGACATGATGAGCATCCCCCACTGGCCCAGCAGTTCAACGTAGGACTGGTTGGCGTTGTGTCCCCAGGCGCTCATCATGGCAAATGTGAAGTACGCCACCAAGATAAAGATCAGCGTCATGGGCCTGATGTTCTTGGACAGCCAAGAGTCGCTACCCATATCGGCCTTGTGTCGCTCAGTGACGTTGCCCTGCTCAGCCTTGTAAAGCTCGGTGTCGTTAGCCATTTTTGCCAGCTCACCATTCTGGGCCATCCTAGCTAGGTCAAGCTGGGCTTTAGCCTTGGCCTCGGGGTCCGGTATGAGCTTGTCAATAAGCTTGCCACCGACAGAAAGAATTGCGTCAAGTCCAAGCATGATTACCCTTTCAGGTCAAAACTAAGGTTGGGGTGGCGCGGGTACTGGACAACGCGCTCACCCTCGGGGCACTTGTACTTGATCGTCGCCAGCAGGGTGGCCTTGCCATCAGCAATTTTCTCTTTCTGCACCATCGTAAGCTGGTACGTGAAGGTGTCAATCTCCGGCCCCGCTGGGCCGCTGAACTTGCTTGCTGTGGTGGTCGCTGCATGGATCATCCCGGCTGCGTCACGGATGCTTGGCGTGAAGCTCTCAACAGAGCAGTCGTCCCGCTTCTTGATCCGCGCAACGGTGACGTTGATCGGCTTGCCAGCCTCTGCCGTGATCTTGAAGTTCTCCGGCGACCACTCAATGATGGCCCGGTCAAACCAGCCGAACTTGTCGGCCAAGGTGTAGCTGCCGCCCAGCGCCGCAACGCTGGCGGCAACAGCTCCAATTGCTTTGGTAAGGTCAATCATGGCTTACCTCACTTAGCTTAAACGATACAGCACATACGTGCTGGCCGCAGTTCTGCGGATACGGAATTGCGCGGAAGTGCCCGTTGCAACGGCAAGCGAACCGAGTGTTGTTACTCCAGTGCTGGCTGAAAATGTGACGGTTCCAGAGGCCGTGTTAATGACATAAAAGTCGTAACTAACATTGACTGCCGCCCAGCTTGTGACAAGTGTATCCAGCGTTGCGCCAGTTGGCATAGCCACGCTAGTCATGGAGCCTGTGGTGTTAATAATTTGCGCTTGGAGGTTTGCGTTTGTAAGCGTTCCATTTGTAGTAAGCACCTCTGGGGCTGGTGCATACGGCATAACCGCGCCGGTTAGCATTTGCAGATTACCCCCCACATCCAGCGTCATTTCTCGAACCCAAGTAAGGGTGGTGTTTGCTGTGCCGGAGGGGGCGTTGTACCAAGTGTGTTGGCCGTTAAATGACTGATACCGGGAAGCAGCGGCTGTGATGCCGTAGCGCCATTCAAGGGCGTTGGACCAAGCGTTGGCCAACAAGTTCACGTTATTGGTTGACGAGCTGGCAAGATTGGAGCCAACACCCCCGAATTCAAACGCTGTAAAGTCAATCCAAGCACTTGGAGTAGTTACCCCCAAGCTAAGGTTGCCAGCATTATTGAGGCGCATACGCGCAGTGGGAGTTGTAGTGCCCGCAGGAACCGTGTAAAACTCAAGGCTCGAAGGCTGCGATGTGCCCGCCATCCAAGTGGTATCGGCAATAATTCCAATCATGCCGCCGATATACCCGGTGCCAGTGCCCGCAGATGTACCAAACGCAATACGCCCGCCGTAATCACTAGCGGAAAGGCCGCCTGTGGTTGTGTCGCGCAATGCTCGAATTACTTGATCCCCGCCAACTACTTGCAGTTTTGATCCCGGCGAATCCGCCCCAATACCGAAATTACCGGAAGAGTCGATAACCGCACGCAGCCCGCCATTGGTTACAAGCCCAAGGGCATGAGCGCTTTGTGTCCCGACCACAAATCGGTTTGAAAACGGGCTACCAAACGTGGAGCCGCCTGTCCCAACATACCCAACAGCGGAGCCAGATTCGCCTTGGGACCACAGTACGATGTTGGCTTGATTATTAGCGGTACTGGTGTTTTTAAAGCTGCCGATAAACGGGCCGCTTGTCATGGCCACATCCAACGTATAAAAAGGCGCTGGCACTCCAAGGCCCAGTCTTGTGCCGTCAAAAGTTAGGCCCGAACCGTTTGCAAGCGTTCCCGTGCCAGAGGCGTACAGAACCCCATTAAGCGTGTAGGAAGTTTTCCCCGTACCGCCGTTGGCCACAGGCAGTGTGCCCGTCACCCCCGTGCTAAGTGGGAGCCCGTCGCAGTTGGTCAGCGTGCCCGACGCAGGCGTGCCAAGTATTGCGCCTGCCATAAGGGGGGTAATCAGCGTCATGTCTGTGGCCGTAGCGTTGGTGCCCCGCAGAAAGCCCCCCGCAGTGCCGTTGGCGGCAAGCGCCAGTACTGTAGCTACGTTTGTGCCCAGCCCTGATATGCCGGTACTGACGGGCAGACCTGTGGCGTTGGTCAGCGTGCCCGACGCAGGCGTGCCCAAAGCGCCGCCATTGACCACGAACGCCCCAACTGAGCCTACGTTGTTACCCAGCGCCGTTATGGCCCCTGTTCCAAACCCCGTAATGCCTGTTGCCAGCGGCAAGCCCGTGCAGTTGGTCAAAGTCCCGGATGCAGGCACGCCGAGTTGAGGAGTTGTCAGCACAGGGCTGTTGAGCGTCTTGTTGTAGAGCGTCTCTGTGGCGGTCTGATTGACCAACGTGCCGGATGCTGGGAGTGTGACGTTGGTTAGGGCAGTGGCAGTCAGCGTAACTGCAAACGCGCCCGAGGTAGTTAGGTTGCCGCCCAGCGTAATGGTTTTGCCCGAGTTGTTGACGCCTGTGCCGCCGTTTACGCCCAACAAAACGCCAGTCACATCTGCCGTGCTGATATCAATCGCATCCCAGCTCGTGTTGGTGCCGTCCGACTTGAGGTAGAGCCCAGCCGCCGAAGTCTGCACTGGCGCCAGCGCGTTGAACGCCGCGTTTGCCGTGGTCTGCCCGGTGCCGCCGTTGGCAATTGGCAAAGTGCCGGTAATGCTGCTGGCCTTGATATCGTAAAAATTAGTGCCGTCGGAAAAGACCACTACGCGGTCGTTGTTGGCAATAGTGACACCCGTGCCTGCCGCCGTAGTGTTGCCAATGACGGATGAGTTGTAGATGGTTGCGGCAAACCCGCTGTTGTTCCAAATAATGTACTGCTTAGAGCTGGGCGGTGCGTAGACGTTAAACGCCGCCCCCGTCGTCGTGGTCAGGCGCAGCGTAGCGTAAATGGACTGGTTAAGTGCGGGGGTGCTAACCGGGCCAGAGTTGTATGTGAACGCTTGGTTGGCGGCGATGACACTGACCGTCTGGTACCCTGCAATTGCGCTGTCAAAAATGTACGCAAAGTTGTCGTTGGTCGTGTTGCCCCACGTACCGGCTTGATCGCCGGAGGTAATCAGCTCAACACGCAGACTGGAGGAATAGGTGCTTGGCATTTAGTTGTCCTTACCTGATTTAAGACGGTGCATCAATGTTGGTCCATCCGGGTGCTCCGGATGGTTGGTCGTTGTTTATCTCAACCCATGCGGTGATGTAGGGTGAGAATGTCCGGCTGTACGTGCCTGCAAATGGGAAGCCCCCAAATGTGCCGCCCGCAAAAGTTGCAATTTCCGATATTGTGATGGATGGCAGTACGTCTGTCCAACCCGGCGACTGATCGTCATTGATGGGCTCCCACAGGTACCGGATGGAAACGCTGTCAAGGGCGCTGACTGTTTCAGAAACAGTTGCGCGAAATACGGTGTTTGTCTGGGCCGCGTCCAGGGCTGCGACTGCTTCAGCGGCAGTGACGAGGAAGTTTATGCGTGCGGAGGCGGCATCAAGCGCTGTGGCTGTCTCGGCTGTGTTTGCAAGGAACGTGATGTTCGAGGCGGCAGTATCGGCAAGGGACGCGGCCTCAAGGACAACGGAGCCAAAAAAGCTGCTGCTAACCGCTTGATCCGAGCCCGTGGCGGTGTCTTGCGCGAGGGCCGTAAATACTGAAGTTGATGTGGCAGCGTCTTGGCCCGCTGCGCTTTCTTGGGCCTGCGTTGAGTACGTGGGCAGGGCCGCTGTTTGGTCAGCGGCGGTAGCGGTGTCTACCGTAAATGCGCTGTAGTAAAACCCTACCGAGGTGGCATAGGGCTGTTCCGCAAACGCATATCCGGCAAACACGCGCCGTCCTTACTGGACTTGCTCAGCCTGGGGCACTTCGGGCATGGGCAACTGGGGCATTGCCTGCTCTCGGATGCCTTGGATCAGATCAGCAACTTGCTCAAACGGCTGCTTTGCCAGAACCGACATGATGTAGTTCACAGCAGGCAGGGGCAACTTGAGTTCGATGTTGATGTTCTTCTCGTCCATGTGTATCTCCGGGTGGTTAAGGAGTGAGCATTATGCCGAAGGGGTGGCCCAAGGCAAAGGCGGCTGGATAGTTGGCGGGTTGATCTGGTTGTCGATCTGAGCCTGCACAGCGGCCTCTGTAGCGTCTTTGTTGACGCCGTTGGCCCAGCACCAGCCCAAGACCTGATCTTGCGTCAGATCGGCGTATGGCGTGAATTGCCCTTCCGTGGGCATCGGGAAAGAGCAAGTGGAGTACACAGTGCCCGAGTACAGCCCATCAATGCCGGAACAGCGCCAGCCTGCGGTCAGGACAGTCTCAGGAGGGGTTGCAGTGGTGGGAGTGGTTTGCATCCATTCAATTTGCCAAATCGTAGTTGTAGTCATGGTGATTTCCTTTAAGGTTAGATGCCTGCGGCTGCAAGGCGTTTGCGAAGGTCTTGGATTTCTGCAACAAGGTCAGCAATGACCTCAGAGGTGCTGGCTTGCATGGACTGGTACACGGGCTTGCCTTCAGCGTCCACAGCGTCTTTAGTGCCGCTTACGCTGCCTGCGTACACCTCTTGGAACTGGTGAGCCAAGAAGCCACGAGTGCGTGAGCCGCTTGCGTTCCATGTGTACTCAACAGGCTGAAGTGCGTCAATACGCTGGCCTGCATTTGCCACAGGGCCGATTACTGTTTTGAGGCGATAGTCGGAGGTAGTGCCATAGACAGTAATTGTTCCAGTTGATGAAATATCACCAACGGCATTGTTATTACAATAAAAAGTAACAAGAATACCTGATGATGCCTTGTTATTTACATAAAGAGGAGAGCCGGAAGTTCTTGTAAATATGGCGGCTCCAAGTGTTGAGCCAAAAAGAGTAGTACCCGCCGGGTCTGAAGCAACTCCATTTTGGGGAGTTGTAATCCCAATCAGCAAATTCCCGCCAGAGTCAATACGGGCTGCATCCGCTGGTGCTGTACCCGCCACTTGAAAAGCGTCAGTTGTGCCAGCAGTTCCTGCGCCCTTTACTCGGAATGTGCCGTCGGAGGAAAACCTTCCGCGTTCTGTTCCGTTGGGATTAAAAGTTATTGGTAATGCACCAACTGTCCCAAGAATTGCTTGTGACGCGATACTATAAAGATACGCAGTGCTTGTTCCTCCGACACGCAAAACAAAAGCCGCATCGCCTGTGCCGTTAACATCTATATTTTTATTTGCAATAGCAGAGGACGATGTAGCCCCAACAACCAAATTCCCACTCGCATCCAGCGTCATTGCTTGCACTGGAATAAAAGTAGTTCCCGCTGTTCCGGTTGGGCCAATATGCCATTGATGCGACCCTGCGGCCTGGACGTAAAAACTGGCAGCCTCAGCATTTGTGCGATACCACGCTGAATCATATGTTGCGTTGCTGGCAACATATGGATACCGAGCAGCTACAACAAGCTCTGCATTTGGGCCTTGGAACATTCGCAGCGTTGAAGCACTCGGAGTAACCCCCAGGCCGAGGTTGCCTACCGAACTGAGATGCATACCCAAAATAGGAGAGCCGCCATCAGCCGGTACAGTTAGAAATCTCAAATAACCCGCATAATTACCAGCAGTTGCAGATTCTTTTGCGCCTTGAATAAAGCCAAATGGGTATGGTGAAAAAGTATTCCCAGTTTTACCACCAAAAGTTAATACAGGCCCAACATCTGCCCCTGCTGTTTCTGTTGAAAACAATCCAACAGTTCCAATAGAAGATGCAATTGAACTTGTTCCATAAAAATTAGCTGTCGTGGGAATAGCAATGGCAGCACCAGTAGGATCGCCAACAGTGAGTTTGGCATTAGGCGAAGCAGTCCCCACCCCCACATTACCAGCCACAGCCAAGCCGTTTGTGCCGATGCCTGCGTAGGAGGAATATCCGATCAGTTGGGATTGCTTGATTTCTAGACCACTGCTGGTCAGGCGGGCTTGTTCGACGTTGGCATTGGCAAAGATAACGCCATCACCACCAGCATTACCAAATGCAACGATGTCGCCTTTTGTGCCGCCTGACAAAATGCTTCCGCTACCGTTGGTATATGTAGCGACAGGCAACTCAAGACTGCTACTGCTGCGCTGAAGCACCAAAGCTGTGTGAGCAATCAAATTGGAGCGCGAGAGAATTGCGCCGTTCGCATCAATAAGTTGGGTTGGCGGAATTCCAACACCCAATCTAGACCCATCAAACGTCAGCGCAGAGCCAGTAGCCAATGCACTTGTAGAGCTTGCGTACACAACACCGTTGGCTGTGAATGCTGCTGCCCCGGAGTTAATTCCCGTGCCTGCGCCTGTCAAGTAAAGAGCCCTCTCTGCGGGCTGGGTGACAAACACATCCTTTGTGCCTGCGGCGAAGTTAACTGCTGCCCCGGCGTTGCTGGAGGACAGGATGGTGTCACGCGACAGCGTACTGCCCGAAGATGTGTATGTGCCAAGACCCACCTCCCACGCACCCGTGGCGGCATCAGCAATCGTGTAGTACGTGGTGTTTGCGTTGCCAATGGCCGTGCTAAAGCCTTGGAAGCCCGAGACCGGGCCACCCAACGAGATTGTTCCCGTGCCCGTGGTGGTTGTAGTCTCCCGTACGCGATCCGCCAGTACTAATGCCATATCAATCTCCAGAAGTCAGCAGTGACTCATCAATCCAGCGTTCTTGCGTCTCGCCGTTAACGTCAGTCCACTCAATCAGGCAATACACATTGCCATCCTCATCCATGCGCAAAGCCTTGACCGGGCCTTGTGGGACCACGGTTTTGACCTTAACCACATCACCTTTTTTGAACATTGTTGCCATTTTTACCTCACATCTGCAAAAGTTTTACCGTGAATTATGTTTAGCACAGTCTTGCTGCAAACACCAAGTTTTTTAGCCAACGCCAGCGCCGTCATTGTCGGGTAATTTGCACGAACATACAACGCATCCGCTGGCAGCAGTTTGGAGTTAGGGCGCTGCGGGATGGGCTTTGTCACGGCCTCATGCTCTGGCATCCCCGCTTTCAAGCGATTCAAAATGGCTGTGTGGTTGCAGCCAAGCTGTGTTGCCCACTCTTGCAAAGTTTTTGTTTGCCCATTGGCCGTCAAAAACCGATTGTTGCGCTTGTTACGCGCTTGCTCAGACCGTGTAGCCCACCGGCAATTGGACGGGCCGTAATTGGCGTTGTTGTCAATGCGCTCCAACGTGCTGCCCTCAGGGCACGGCCCCATGTCTGCTAAAAACTGCTTGAATCCTTGCGCCCCTTGCCAACAGGCATCAACAGCAATTCCGCGCCCCCCGTAATCGGGGTAGCATTTTTGATTTTTGTTGTTGCAACGATTGTGCATGGTGCGCCAAACCCCTAGAAGCCGCTTGTTTGTCATCGTGGTACCTCCTACCAAATAAGGTAAGAGTGTACCCAACTAGTTAAGCTGCGTCAAGGGAGAAAGTATAACTAACCGTCACCGTATCATTGGCCACAACAGCACGATCCCCAGGGGCTGAGAAGTCCACCGCCGAGAACAACGTGCCCGTTGTGCCGCCCTTGGTGTTGCTGGTGGTCAGGAACGCCCCGCCCACAGTCGTGGTGCCATTGATGGTGTAAACAGCCGGGGAGCCGGAGTTGTCGATGACGGATGGGTCAGCCGTGGTGGCCGTGCCAAACACCGCCTGTGGGCGAGTCGCTTGGCTGTACGCAGTAACTTCAGTCCAACCAGCGTGCGACGACATCGTGTCCCCGGCAGCGGGGGTGTTGCTTGCCGCAGCGCCATACAGACCCAGATACCACGTTGCCGTGTAGCTAGAGCCCGTAAAGTATTTGGTGTTCATGTCTTGCAAGCCGACATTGACCACGAGGTTGTGCTCCTCGACTTCCCACTTCAGGTTGCCCTGAGCGTCATGGCACTGGACATGGAACACGCCGCCTGCTTTGGCAGCGGCTTGAGGGGTTGCACCAACGGATGCGGCAGCGATGGCGGTGTCCGTGGATTTTGCTTTGTCGTTCAACATGGTTGCTCCTTAAACGAGACGGATGAGTGCGGATGTGCTGGTGTTTGCAGGCATCTGCACGGTAAAAGTGTTGGCCGAGGTCTTGTCGGAGCCGAAGTCCAGCACGCAAACAGCCCCGTTGGCACCGGGCGTGTAGATCAGCGCCCCACGAGCCGTAATAGCGCCCGTCCATGCGGGGGATGAGAAGCTGATGTAGGTAGTGCTGCCTGCGCCCACAACCACACTGGAGATCGTTGCCGTGACGGGCAGGCCCGTGGGGCTGTAGTTACCGCCCGTGGCCTCGCCAAGTGTCGTGTACTCGGTGGTTGTCGAGTCCAGCGTTGCCGAGTTGGTGTACAGCGCCAAGTAGAACGTGTCCGTGGCGAAGTTGATCGTACCGTTGACAAGGCCCGAGCGCAGCGTGTTGCAGGAGTAGTTGCCGGTAAAGGCCATCACTGCACCCCGTTATTCTGCGGCAGGGGCGCGACACGCGCCTGCCCGCTGCGGTACGCATCGCTGCGCTCCAGACCATCGCCCAGACGTTTAGCCTGCATGAGCGCTTCTTTGTACTTGCCGTCGTACAGCGCCATCATGTCCGTCTCACCCTTCATGAAGGTGTAGGCTTCTACTAACGAGCCGTAGAGCAGCACGGTGTCAAAGTTGTCACCCAGCCATGTCGTGTTGGCCGTGACAATTGATGCCGGGTAGAAGAAGTAGTGCAGCTCAACTTGGTAGTTGAGGTTCGGGGTTGGCCCCAAAATAAACGACAGCTCCGTGCTAGCACTGAATGTGGGGCCAAACAGCGCGTAGTACCTGGGGGTGCCCGTATCTGTTGGCGTGGGGTACGCCTGCCGGATGAAGTTCACATCCTTGTTGAGCAGGTATTCGTACGCGCCTGTGGTATCAACCACCGCAATTGAGTACACCGACAAAAAGTCATCCGGGCACGACAGATACTTGTTATTGGGCGTGAGATTGCCCGTCACGTTTTTACGCAGTGACGGGAATTGGACCGTGTTGTAGATGCGCTGCTCCGCCTGTTTGACGAAGACAGGGATATTCGCCACGAACTCTTGCTCGTAGTTCTGGGTGTAATCCTGAATCGCAGCAGACAACGCGGCGTAGTTCATGCCATCGGGCCTCTGGCCATCACGCCTTTAGTTGCACAACCCGTGCCACGGATTTTGATGCCGCTGGTTTTCATGGGCGGGTAGTCTTGACTGCGGGTGTTAGCCACAGCCACATTGGCCTTGCGCATGGTTGTCTTGGCGGGCTCTTCTCCCACCACAACCGACGCTACCTTTGTTGGTTGTTTGTACGTGGCCATATCAAGCTCCTTTGCGACCGGGCGACTTCTGATTTGCCACTTTGGCCAGATTGCGACCCATCTTCAGCATGTCGCTGTTGGTTTTGCCGCCAGCCTTCATTTTGGTCAGGGGCTTGCCGGGGTGCAGTGCTTTCTCGTGCTTGTGCACAGCCTTTGCCGCAGTTTTCTTGTCCTGCATCAAATCCATTTTATCCATGATCGACTCCTTATGTCGTTGCAATTGTTACTGTACCAAGGTTCACGGTCAAAACCAAATTATTTGGGGTGAGCGCTGCGTCAAAGAAGCTCGATCCCCCCACTGGGTTCCACCCCCACTGAAACACCCGGCTACCGCCCGTGGCCGTGCCGTCCTCGTCCGGGTCTGTGCCGCTGTTCGGGGCAATCTGCAGCCCGCTGGTGCCGCCCAGTTGATACGTCGTGTCGGGCCTTGGGTTGCGAACAGCCTGTGGGTCTTCAACCGGGTACATGCCAAGCTGCAACTGCGGATGGTCGGGGTCCCAGCAAATGGTGCACACCAGCATGTTCACGTTCTTGGTCTTGAGCGTGTAAGTCTTCAGCTCCTTGAGCTTGAAACGAAAGCCGCAGCGATCACACTGCGCAATCGCAAACTTGCCAGACGAAAAACGATTGGGCATTAGAACCCCCCGGCGATGTACTGTCTGCGCGGCACAAACCGCACTGCTGCCTTCTCATGGTCTTCCTGCGAGGCCAAGTCCCAAGCCTCGTCATACTGCTGTTTGAGGATCGGCAACCGCTCCATCGCCCCTGGCACCTTGAGCGCCATGTAGTAGGACAGCCCTGCCACCATGCAGGGGATAAACCGGAACGGCACATCCATGACGTTGACGCCGCCTCCTGCGTCCTGCACACGGCGCATACGCCAGTACACAAACTGGTATGTGGGGTTGCCCACAGTGCCTTGATCTGGCGTTGGCCACACGGTGATCCGTGGCGTGTTGTTGAGGTACACCGCCGTGCCCACGGCGGGGGTGGTCTGGCTGGTGCCGTTCTGTGCACGAAACACCCCGCCAAGCTGCGTTGCGCTGTTGATCCAGCCGTAGTAGATGGTCTCAGTGCCGATGTTCAAAAAGCCCAGCGTGGGCAGGTTTGCCGTGGACGAAAGCGTCAGGGTCTGCGCTCCGGTGTCCGCGCTCTGGTAGGTGTAGCCCGTGGGGGACACTTGGCCATCCAACCGCTGCACCCAGAGCTGGATTGGGCGGGCTTGCGTCAGCTTGTTGGGGATCGTGGCGTAGGTAGAAACACTGATACGCGTGATGGTCAGGTCAGCTTGGTTGGACTGCTGGTTGGGCTGGGTGCGGATCACGTGATCGAGCAGGTCCACCGTGTCGTTGGGCAGCGCGTACGTGTTTATGCCTTGGACCAGCGGGATCGTGCCCTGCTCGAAGGTCCACATGTTGACGCCACGGTTGGCCCAGTCGGCAAACAGCAGGTTCATGGACCGGCGGGCCGTGCGCAGGTCATACCCCGTGCGCATCTCTGAGCCCACGCGCTCAAACGCCTCCTCGACGATCTCAGTCAGATCGAGGTTGAAACCGGCTGCTCCAGATGTGGTGGCCATATGTTTTACATTCGTCCAAAACGCCTACGGGGAGGGCGAGCTTGCATCAAACTCTGAATCCCCAACGGTTGCTGCTGGGGTGGGGCCTGGATCGCAGGTGCGGGTCTGCTCGTTGGCAAGCCCACCATCCGCTGCATCATTTCTTGCGCACTGGCTTTGTCGCCGGACTGCATCAGTTTTTGAACGTCAGACATTGTGGGGTTCGCGTTGTAGGCAGGGGCCTGCAGCGGTGGTAGGCCAACGAGCTGCCGCATCGTGTTCTGTGCGGCAAACTGATCGCCGCCTTTGAGCTGACCAATAGCGGTGGACATGTCTGGCTGTTGCTGTGGTGCTTGCCGGGGGGCCATCATTCCGGGGGGTGGTTCCTGCAGACCGGGGTACGAAAACTGGCCCTGCAACGGCTGAAGCCCCTGCGGCATGTCCATTGACATTCGCGGGCTGTATGGCTGCTGATACTGCTGCGCCCCGCTTGCTTCCCGCTGTATGTCAGCCAATGATTTGCGGACTTGACCCCCCATAGTCGAACCCGTAAACATCTGCGTCTGGGGGTCGTACTGATAAGCAACACCCGCATCGAGTGCGGATTTCTGCCGTTGCTTGTTTAAGTAGTCCACAACATTTTTATCAAAGCCGTAGGAATCGTATCCTTGTGGCGCTTGAGTCGTACTGGAAGGCAGGCTTTGGTTAAACGGGGATGGCGACTGCTGCTGTTGCGTCAAATTACCAAAAATACTAGCTATATTTGGCTGCTGTTGCTGCCCCATTTGTTGCTGCTGCAAGTAGTTCTGCGCAAACTGGGGGACGTTGTTCTGCTGCCCGCCCATAGTCCCGGCAGTCCCAAGGTTGCCGCCGAAGCCGCCCATAGTGCCGAAGGTCTGATTCTGACCGCCCATGCCGCCGCCAGTGTTCAACGGCGAAGCGCCGCCGCCCATAGGAGTTGATGGGGGTTGCTGTTGCGGCCCAAAAGGATTGGGTGTTGCCGCTGGGGTGCCTGCACCGTTTGCCATTATCTGTACCTCGCCGTTTTTGCGGCCACTTTGGGGGGCTGTTTCACGAACTGCTTGCCTGCGGCCTTCCCAGCCCGCTTGGCCTTTGTGGTGGCTGCGTACTCCGCAGGGCTCAAAGACTTGATCGCTGCCTCGGGCAGATACCGCTCCCCCGTCTTACTCGACGGTTTGCCAGACTTGGTGCGCCATTTCTGGTCCCCCCAGTCCTTGAGCGATTTCTGCGGGGTTTTCACTTCATTTGACCACGAGTTTTACCACGCTGGGCGATGCCGTCGGCGCGTTTGGATGCAACTGTACCGCCTTTTTTCATCCCGCGAGCGGCCTCCCGTTGCTCCTGTTTAGCCGCTTCACGCCCCGCTTTCAAGATGTCTTCATCGTCGTCTTTGTGACGACTGCTCATAGGGTAGTCGGGGGATTTTTTCAAACGTGCTTCTTGTCGCGCACGCTCCGCAGCAGGACTTACCTCTGTACCAAAATCTGAGGCACCTGTAAGCGCTTTGTGTAGTGCGCGTCCAGGGCTGAACCTTGTGCTCCCGCGTTTAGTGAGGTCCGCGATGCCCAAGCCCTCGGCTTCTATCGCCTTTTGCTTCTGCAACATCTTCTCTCGCGCAGTTTCTTTTTCAGTCACGATAGCCTCCTCCGGCTGCTTTGTACTTCTTGGCCACAAGCTGTGCTTTTCTCGCGCTCCACTGCCCTGCGCCAGTGCCCTGCGTGGCTGATGCCTTGACCTGCGACAAGATGCGCTTGCGCAGCTCGGGCTTGGTGTAATTGCCAGCCGCGTTGACCTTGCCGCCTTCAGCGTACTGCGTGAAGTCGGTGTCGTCCCTGCGAGCTTTCTTGACCCCACCGGGCATTTTGGACGGGAGGATCGCTCCCATCCCGCGACTCGGTCTCATATCAGCAGGTCTTGCCGCCAGACTTCATGCCCAGAGGCTTGCTGCCGGACATTTTGACCATCTTGCCTTTGGTCTTGACACTAGAAAGACCGTCTTTGCTAGGCGCTGCGGTGCGAACCGAGCCCATACTAGACATGCCGCCACCAGCCATCTTCTTAGCCGGTGCGCCTTTTTTCTTGGCCATCATTGCCATAAAACCAGGGTTCATTTTGGAAGCCATAGTATCACCACCTTTTGAAAATTTACGGCCAGTATCGGCCTCACTAAACTCTTTGCCCACAGTCTGTGGGACCCCCACCTTCTTGGCAAATGCGGGGTTGTTGGCCACCGCTGCCATGAAATTGTGCTGCTTCTTACTCGTGCTCGGCATCTGGCTTTTTCCTGCGGACCATCTCCGCAAAAGGCTTGCCCGAAATCATCTCAGCGATCCGCATCAACGTCCATACCGCACCAATCAAGCCAAACACCGGCGTGAGTAGTTGCAGGAATGATCCAATGGCCGCAAACACCGAGACAATGTCCAGGGTGTTCTTAACGGTTTCGTGGTTCTGGCTCATGTCAGCAATTCCACGCCCTTAATGATTTGTTGATGCGGCTGTTTGGGTCTTTGGCGGTCTTCTCGCTGGTCCGCTTCTTCTTCATGCCAGTCATCCGGGCACAAAAAGAGTCGCGCCTGCTGCCGCCCTCGGGTTGGGGGGCTTTCAGTCCGGGTTTTCCCGGATTGGCCTTGTTGTAAGACGCCCGCCCCTTGGCGTTCAAGCCACCCTTTTCGGATTTGCCTTCCTTGCGAGTCCATGCTGCGGTCTTAGCCATAGAACACCGTGCAGTGAATGCTTGCTGCCAAAAATACCCGAATACCGTCAGCAACCAAGATGCCTTCTCCGGGTATTACTATCGTGTACGCTGTGGCATTTGATGCGTCTGCCTGAAGCAACACCTTGTTGTACACAGTCACGTTACCGCTTGCTGCGCCTGAATCAGCCACAGTCACCGTAAAGACGTTGGAGTTTGTCACAGTCACTTGGTAAGGGTTGTCAGTCAAATCCCAGTCCAAGTACACCCACTGACCCGTAGACAAACCGTGATTTGCTGCGGTTACAGTTGCGGTGGTTGTGGCGCGTGTGTACGTACCGGCAATCGAGGTGTTATCAACAAAAGCCGTGTAGCCCGTAGCACCGCTGAAAGGGAATATTACAGCCCCCTTCAAACGAGTTCGGTACGGAACCATCAAGCCAGAGGTAGCCGCGTGTTGCGACTTAACATCAAACTGCATCGTCATAATCAATCTCCTCTAAAAAAGGAGCCGAAGCCCCCGAGATCAATTAAGCTGCAACAGCGCCATTCAGTGAAACGATGTCCCAGCCAGCCGAGGTGTACACCAGCATAGCGCTATCGCCAACAGCAGTGAACGTGATGGTGGTAAAACCGATCTTGGTGGTGGGGGTCAACACAGCAGAGCCGCCATCCACCGCGTGGCTGATGATCTTGATTTCGCCCACAGCGCCGTCAGCCAATGTCAGGGCTTGTGCCGCGCCTGTGGTTGTCAGTTGAGTGAATGCGTTGGTGATGTCAACTGCGCCAGCGCCGGACAAGGACTGGGTGCCCAGAACTACGTCAGAGCCAAAAGACGAATTGACGGTGACAGCGCCAGTGGTGGCGTTTGTGGTGATGGACTGAAAGCCGTTCTGCGAGCGAACTGGGCCGTTGAAGGTGGTATTAGCCATGATGATTCCTCACATGCGAGCATTGTGGGCGTTCTGTCTGCATGTCGTCAGCCGGGACTGTCAGAACGCCGGGAACCCCGGAATACGGTGTTTGTATCACTGCGTGGGTGGGGTGTCAACAAGCTTGTTCGACTTTATCAAGTTTTCGTCTTGGGTGATGACCCGCAGGTTCCACGGCACATGCAGGCCGCAAACGGACTCTCCTTGGATTGGCACGATGTGGTCTACAACGTACTGCTCACCCGTCGTCCTGCTCATGGTGATGGCAATCTGATAAAGCTGGCGGATTTCAAGTTTCTGTTTGCGGCTAAGCCACGGAGGTGTGGCATCCCGGAAACGCCTGCGACGAAGACTAGTCAGCGTGTTGTACAGGTCCGGGTTGGCCTCTTTATACCGCTGCTTGTATGCGCGTTTTTCTTCAGGGGGCCGGGCCTGCGCCCGCGCAATTACTGCGGGCTTGTTCTTTTCGTAATACCGCTCCTTTGCAACCTGCCCGGCTTCTGACTTGTTGTAGCCCTTAAAGTACTCCGCTCTGGTCTCAAGGGCTTGTGCCCACTCAACCTTTAAACACTCGATGCAGGCCCCCTTGGTTTTGCGGGGGGCGATGTGGCCGTGTTTGCAAGGCTCCCCGGTGAAGTAGTGCTTGGCTCCGGTCGCTTTGGCCTCGGCTCGGGTTTTGGGTAGATTTTTGGTGTCCATGTGCTGCTCCTGAGTTACGATACAGGTAACAGTGTACGCCACAGGCAGACAAAGAAAAACGGCCCCGAAGGGCCGTTTTTACTAGGGATTACCCTACAAAATCAGGACGAACCTGACGAACCCCACATGCTCAAGGGGTCAGACCAGCCAAAGCTGTAACGCTCGCGGGCCTTGTAACGCACGTTGCCGGTGTCAAAATCCCCGTCCATTGAGTTCGACAAAGGCATACGCTCAAAGTGCTTCATGCCGTTGGGAACGTCAGTGCACAAGAACCATGCGTTTGGATCGGTCAAGAAGTGGTTGACGGTGTAGCCTTCTGGGATAGCGCCCATCTGCTTGATCGCGTTGATGTCGTTATCAGCAGTGGAAACCCGCAGCTCGGTGTCAAGCAGACGCTTGGCAACGAACATCAGGGCCGGAGGGATCACCATCTTGCGCGGCTTGGCAGCAATCAGCAGACCACGCTCATCGGTCCACGCAGCGATTTGAATCACAGCGTTTTCCAGAGCAGTCTCGTTCAAGTCAACACCCGTGGTTGGGCTGTTGAAGTTGACACCGCCGCCAACGAGTGGGTGGCCAACACGAGTGTTGGAGCTGTTGTTGCCGAACAACGTAACGCCGTCACCGCCGAGATATGCGCCGTTGAAGCCGTTGTTGACAACGGCTGCAGCTTTGACCTGCTTGGTGTAGGACATGGCGCGGGCCAGAGCTTTGGTGTAACGAGCAGACAGGCTGTCGTACAGGTTGTCCTCAACCGCCTCTTCGGTGATCGAGAAGCCCAGAGCAATGGTCTCGTGGGTGTAGCGGGCAGTGAACGCCTCTTGCGCATTGTCATAAGCGATGGCGGAGCCCTCGTTCTTGACAGGTGCAGCGCTGAAGCCAGCCAGCTTGGTCTCTTCCTCAAAGCTACGCTCCGATTTCTCGGTCTCGTAGAGTTCCTTGTGCTCTTCGCCGTAGCGAGCGTACTCCATACCGAACAGGGCGTTCAGACCGGGAAGCAGCTCTTTGAGCAGTTGTGCGCGTGAAATAGCCATTTTTCAATACTCCTTACAGACCAACGGCGTTGGTATAGCTGTGGTAGCCGGGGTTGATCTTCACATAGACATCAGTGAAGGCGTCGCCCACAACTGAAAATCCCTGCACGTTGGGGAACCCGACAACACGGAAGGCTGCAGTGGTGGTCACAGCCGACGCGCCAGCTACGACAGAAGCCGTAGAGTTGCCAGTGGTTGTGCTACCAGTTGCAACAGCACCAGTGCTGAAGAACAAGTTCGCGCCCACAGCGGCCTGCGTCA